TTGCCCTTTAGAAAGAAAAGGAGCAATATTATTCGGAATCCAACTATCTATTTCACAATAGATAATCTTATCCCCTATTTTAAATTCTCCTTTTTTAACAACTACTTTCCAACCAAGAACAGTTGCTACTTCAATTGAATCAGCATTAGGGATTGGTTGAATGTCTTTAATAATTTGAATTGTGGCTAAATTAATATCCATGTTAACCCTCATGACAGATTATTTTTTTGATATTAATATTTAAAAAATTCTTAATTTTTTTAATTAAGGATTTTTTTTGTTCTTTTACAATTGCTCCTTTTAACGACCAATCAAAAAACCAATCTCTCCTTTTCTCGCAACAATCATACCCTGTATCGAAATTAATTCCTGCTTTTATTAAAGATTGTTCTGCCTCTATCATATATTTCATTTTTTCATTGCCTATATTAGGAAATGAAATTGTTACGAATTTGGATTTGTTGGATTTCATATGTTCCTCCTAAAAATTCAACATATTTATTTTTTTTTATAAATTAAACTCCTTCTAAAACCCACGGTTTTAACCGTGGGTAGATGACTTTTTTAACACAAGCCAATAAGAATGATATTTTCTTGAATGTCTCTGTTTAAGATTACTATTCCAAATTCTACCACCTTTAAAGACCATAATAAATAGATCTTCTATTTTAAATCCTTTTTCTAATGCCCAATTATGAACATAACAATGCGTAAGCGTGGTTTTGGTATCTGTGTAATCTTGACATTTAAAAGCGACTATTCCATCTTTCTTTAATACTCGAAAGAATTCTTCCAATGCCTTTTTATACATTTGCTCTAATTCTTCCCAGCTATCAAACATTGTGAATCTTTTTGTCATTACATTATTTTTTGTCTGTCCATGAGTTCCAAACATAAAAGGAGGGTCAAAAACAATACTTTTTACTGTATCGTTTGGGAATGGTAATCCATTCATAATATCATTTTGTATAACATCATCACTTTGTGGATTTTTATCTAGCTTATGCATTGGCCTTTCTAAATCCTCATAAAATTTCCCTGTTGAATAACAAGGATCTAAATCAAAATTTTCATTATTTAAATACAGCTTTTTTACTGCGATTAAAATATCTTTATCGCTATATTGTATAGATTTAATAACTTGTGGAGTTTCTTCAAATAAGCTATCCATTTTTTTTCTCCTTTAATATTGTTAATTTCATAGATCATTATCATCATATATAGGTATATCATCTATTGCAATTTTTTTAACATCAGAAATTTCCTTAAATGCTTCTTTTAAATTTTTAGTTAATTTATTGGTTATCCCTATCTTATAATTTAAATAAGTTATACCTAACTTATTAAAAGCTTTAATTAAACTTGGGGGAAATTCATTATTTTTTATTTTTTTATTCATAAATTACTTTTCTAAAAGTTCTTTGTTTTGCCCTTTTAGAGATTTAAGTATTTCTTTCTCTATCTTAGTAGTGGGATTATTAACATCATAGAATTCCGCTATTCTAGCTAAAGCATAAGAATCGGCCTCATCATCATTTTTGAACTCCGCTTTCCATTTTTTAAAAATGGAAAGCATCATTTGGTTTTTTTCTGTTCTTCCAGAGCCAGTTACATATTTTTTCAATGTCATTGGATTGACATTTATAAAAGGTAGTTTATTATCGGTCATAACTATTTTATACATCCCGCCTAATTCCCCCAGTGAAAAGCTATGCCCTGCCCGGATATTAAAAGTATAAGATTCCAAAGCTATTAATTTTACATCTAAATTAATATTTTTTAAAATATTTAAAAACTCATTCCTGATATAAATTAATCTATCTACTCCTCTTAATGTTTTTGGCTGGATATTAAAAACATTAAAAGTTCCGTCAGGATTTAGCAATGTAATAGCACTATGGGTTAAAGAAGGGTCTATACCTATATATTTCATTCTGTCTCCACACCGAATATACTTATTATATAATTTGGGAAGAAATCGAAAGGCAGATACCCATATCCTTTATCTCCCCATTCCAAACCATAACTATTAAGAAATTTAATTTGTTTTTTTTCCATATCATATCCGCAGGCACACACCGCATGCCCGCCAAGGAGATTCTCTCCTTGGCTGGGGGTAGTGACTATACCAGTTTTAGTGGTATATGGCGATTCAAAAGAATCGTAGACCATAAAGCCTAGCGCAGCTACATTTTCTTTTGACAAATGTAAAATTAATTGGTTTAATGTTACCAGTGGCGCAATATTTTTTACTCTATATTGCGCAGCATTTAGATACGCGGCGGATAACGGCGCTTGGAAAATGTCTTTATTTGTATCTGGAATATCGGGGTGATATATTTCTTCGCAGATACCATGCGTGTATAAAACGTCGACCACATCAGACAACCTGGCGCCATTATCTGAACTTTCCGTATGCTCAGTCTGTCGGCCTAAGTAGTAAGCAAATAACGGAGATAACAATTTTTTATTTTGCAAGTAAAAATATCGCATAGCGCTGGTTGCATATCCAGTGCATGCGTTTTGGTTATATTGATTCCTAACGATTAATCCTTGAGATAGATCTATTTTGTTTTGGACATCAATAGGTTCATATGCCTGTCTGCAAAATATTTTTTTCTCAGGTAAAAGATTATATTTTCTTAGTTTGGATTTTATTGTGCGATACAGTTCCATGTCAATACCTCCTTTACATATTACAAAATTTTTTAAAACTCTGTCAAGCGTTAATTTGGAAGATATACAAAAATAGCCAAATCTATATCATTTAAATATGCTTCTATTAACTGTTTTACTTTATTCCATTACATATTACAAAATTTTTTAAAACTCTGTCAAGCGTTAATTTGGAAGATATACAAAAATAGCCAAATCTATATCATTTAAATATGCTTCTATTAACTGTTTTACTTTATTCCATTCCAATCCTCCATTCCCGCACCCTAGTGCGGGAATGGCGATGGATTCAATTTTAGCTTCAGGATCATTATCGCCAAATGGGCGTTCCTTTAAAAAATTTGATATAGCTTTTAACCCTGCTTCAACATATTCATATTTTGAAGGGTTCCTCCAATCTTCTTTTGTAGGAATATTTAATATTATTTTATTTTTCTCTTTTACAGCCAAATATCCGCCTATATTTAATTTTTTTTCTTTGCATACTTCTTTGTACTCTGAAAAATTAAATGGATATTCTTTTTTGAATTGTAGAGCTAATCCTTTCCCCATTACTCCCACAGTATTGACTTTGGCAGAACTTTCAAGAATATTTCCTTGCATGTAAAAAATCATTTGAAAAACCTCCTTATTATTAAAAAAATAATGAGTCCCCATGGTATTAAAGGTAAAATAATCCATACAAATACATTCCGCCAATTGATTCTATAAAATGTTTTTAATATTTGTTGTAACTTAAATTTTATAGATTTTGTATTACTCCATTTTTCTATCCCTTCATACCAACCATCATGAAAGCCAGAATCGTATGCAAGTTCCACGAGATTTAGCAAGTTATACTCAAATGAAAATTGTAAATTTTTTGAATTTCTTTTTCTAGCCAAATTTTTTGCTCGCTTCAATAATTCTTCTTTTGTTAATGTGAACATTTCTCCTCCTCCTTAATTTCCTGATGAAATTAAGGTTTTTACTAATGAACAACTACGTTTAATAGCTTCTTTAAGAATATATGCACTATCCACGATCCCCTCTTCGAGGGGGTCCACAAATTTTTTCTTTTCAAAAGAAAAAATTTGGGTAGGGTGGAGATAATTTGATACAGGATCCCCACATATCTTTTGTATCAAATTATAGCATACTTGTGCAACTGCTTTTTTTAACCCTTTTGGAAATTCATTATTTTCCAGTCCCCACCAATGTAGAAAATCAAAGCCGCCTTTTATTCCGCCATAGATTAAAATATTTTTATGAACCATTAATGCATTTTTTATATCTGTATATAAATCCTCTCTATTTGTGCCGCCTATGTATACCGTTGCGTTTTTACCATACAATCGGCTTACTTTTGATACTACAGCCATTTTATCTAGGTTAGAGCTATACAAATCTTTTTTATTTAAAATTTTATCTAAATCAATGTCTACATTTTGAAATGAAAATTTTATGTACTTATCAAATTTATTAATTTCTATTGAATCTAATGTCCCTAAATCTGTTGGTGAAATAGACGAAGATGCTATATTACATTTCGTGAAAGTTTTCATATCCTCCATAAAATCTATTCGTTTATCATCAACAAATGGCAATCTAATAACCGCTCCATCAATATTTCCTTTTTGTATATTAAGATACATAGTTTGGAGCGCTTTTTTTTCAATTGATTTACAAAAAATTATTAAAGGTGTTTTTAAATTGTGGCAGATATTTAACAGTGATACAAATTCATTAGAATAATTTAATGAATTATTTAAAACAGCAACATTAACATTTTGAAATTTTATGATATCAAGTTTATACAATTCAAAAATATCAGGCGATAAAATATCGGAAGATATTATAAATCCATTATGGAGTACTATTTTGATATCCTCGATTTTATTCGTTCTTTTTAAATCCGCTATTCCGTATTTGCCTATATGATTAGCAACATATTGAATTAATCCGCTATATTTTTTATCTTTTAAATGAGTATTAATACTTTTGGAATTGGTGTATGAAAATCTAATTTTAGCTAAATAAGCGATTAAATTTTTTTGCAACAAATCCAATTCGTTCACAATAGTATTTATTTCCATCCCGCTTACTTTCATTTTCTTATAATATTCTAGCAAATTGTATGTAACCAATCCGAAGAAATTAAATCCACCACCACAATCGTCTATTAATTTTCTACCCTCTTGCCATATTAAATTACTGACCAAATCTGTGGATATATCTGTGTAACCTAAGTAAGATAATTTTTTCCCGTTGTATAGTAAATTTCTACCGTCAAACAAATTCAATAAAAACAATTTTTTCATTAAAACAAATTTTAGCAAAATTTAAAAACGGATTGCAAGCACTATATCTAAATTTTTATTTTTCAAATCAATATTTGCTATTTGAAAAGAAACATCTTTATTTGTTTTTTCGGAAATTTTATTTGCCACTTTGGATAATTTTAAATTTATGAAGGAGCTAAATAGTTTATCAAAAAAATTAAAAGGAGATTTATTTTCTGGGATTCTTATTAGGAACTCAGATATGTTATTGTATATTGCCATATTGACAACATCAAGTTGTTCAGATTCAATTGTTTTTTTTATCACTTCGGTTAATTCTATTTTTTTATTTTTCACCTCTTCCTCCCATTTTTCGTGTGCATTCTTTACAAATGAATCTTTTCATAGGCATTAGGGATGCCATATCGTTATAAATTAAACTCCTTCTAAAACCCACGGTTTTTAACCGTGGGATACAGAAGGGTAAAGAACATATATAAATATTAGCATTTTTAAAAATGGTTGTCAAGTCAAAAATAAATGACAATGAAGGGTATATATAATAGATATGGTAAGATTAACCTATCATTGTAATTTAAAAGGTAATAAAGAGAAACTAGCGTTTCTGGAACAACAATATAAATATGCTCAAATAATAGCTAGGTATTACCTTTGGTATATCAAATCAACTAAAGAGTATAGGAAATCAGAAATACATAAAGTTACATATGAAAAAATAAGAACTAAGTATCCATTTCTGTATTCTAAATTAATACAACATATAAGGAATAAAGTGTTAGCTTCAGTAAAAGCTAAAAAACTCTATAAAGTCAAAAAATTAAATATTCCTCTAATTTTTGATTACCAAAATTTTGATATAGGATTTAAAGAAGGTTACTATAATGCATGGATAAGATTGTGTAAAAATAATTATCCCCTAGAAGGTTTAAGAACGATTAATAAGTTAAAAGAAATAGTAAGTATAAAAGAAATTCAAATAAAAAAGATAAATAATGCATGGAGAATATACTTCATATGTGAGGTAAAAGAAAACAATAATGTTAAAGGAAATCAGAGGTTAGGTATAGATATCAACATAAAAAATATAACCCTTTCAAACAATAAAAGATTCAATCTAAAACAATATGTTCATAAAAAAATAGAATACCGAAAACATAAACAAAAAGATAAAATAATAAGATACTCTAAAGATTTCTTCCATAAGTTGACTTCTGAGTTAGTTAAGTATCTAATAGAAATGGGAGGTTCTCAAATTATATTAGAGAACCTAACTAATATCAGAAAGTCAAGTTCTAGAAAAGAGGGAACATCTAAAGGGAAAACTGTAAACTACCTAATAAACAATGTCTTTCCCTATAAGATGTTTCAAAGTTTTCTAGAGTATAAATGTAAATTAAATGGGCTAGAAGTTAAATATATCAACCCTAAAAATACTAGTAAAACTTGTGAATGTGGATCCATGGATACTAATAGACCTAAACAAAGTCTATTAGTATGCAATACTTGTGGAAGAAAGATGAATGCGGATTTAAATGGAGCTATAAACATCTTGAAGTTTTCACTTCAAGATGGGTTACTGAGTCATTCTAACCAGTCTGAGCTCCTTAAACAAACAGACAAGCCCTCGGCCTTAGCCAGGGGTAGATGATCAAAATTCATAATGGATTACTGAAAATTTTGAGATAGCAAGGAACCAAGGCAACTATAGGAATATTATTCGCTAATCTTGCTTCAATGCCTTTGGATATTATGGTTTTTTCTTGTTCACTAACATTATACCCTTTCAAAGTACTTGCAATATAAAAATTGAATGGATCAATATTTTGAAGGTTTATTTTAAACTTATATTTTTTCCCATTAATTGTTTTGGCATATTTTTCAATTTGGCCCAAAGCTTCTTGTGCAGGTTGATTATCATAGCGAGCAGAATTAACAAGTTTGACTAACCGTAATCCAATAGCTTTTAATTCCTTCATAGAAATTTTTCTAATTGAAGGCAATGGCGTAATTTCTATCACAACAATAGGTACCATAAGTTTAATTTTTACGAATTGCATTTTTCTCCTCCAGTCGTGTTCTATTTATTATCCCTGATATTGTCACTTATTTTTTTAGCATAGCAAAAAAAATTGATACTTGTCAACCAAATTTTTTTTTGGCCCGACGGGAGGTGAGGAAAAAAATTAAAGTCTCATCCTGAAAGTGTGGAAAAATTTCCACACTTTTCGCAATTAATTACTTTTATATATATTTTGTAAACTAAATTATTTTAAAATAATTTGGACCCTGTAACCCCCTTAAAATTGCGATTTTAAGGGGTTTGGGAGGGTGGATGGTAGGTGTATACCTTTTTTTAAGAAAACTTAAAATTAGCCCTAAAAGGTTTGCAATATCACAATATTTTCCTTGTCCTGCCAAGCGCTTACGCTCGGCAGGGGAGGGTATACAAAAGCTCATGTTAATTAATAGAAAAATGATATATATATATAACACAGAATATTAGGAAAGGGTATGAATCTGATCTGGTAGTTTTGCTTTCTTGCAGAAGATTCATACCCTCTATTATTCACCCCAAACTTGTTTTGGGGTTTGGAAAATTCATAAAATGAATTTTCCTTGGATTAACCTGTTTTATAAAAAATGCTTAAAAAATAAGCATTTTTTTCTTCACCTTTGATTTTTCAAGGAAGTAATAGGTATATCATCTAGCATTAGTTAACATCTTACGATGTTAACATTTGATGATATACCTGATACTTAGAACAGTATATATATGGGATAGTAAGTAATAAAAATAGTAATAAGGTTAAAGATAAGGTTAGTAATAAGGTTAAAGATAAGGTTAGTAATAAGGTTAAGGATAAGATAAAGGGGGGTATGGGGGGGAAAAGAAAAGGAAAAGGAAAAGAGGAAGGAAAAGAAAAAGGGAAAGAGAAAGGGAAAGAGAAAGGGAAAGAGAAAGAAAAAGAGAGAGAAAGGAAAACCAAGTCATTTTTCCCTTAAAAGTGTGGAAATTTTTCCACACTTTTTTGCTGGCATATATATTATTAATTATTATTATTATTATTATTATTATTATTATTATTAAAATATTTTTAATTTAATAGCATTTTGCCATCCCCCTTAAAATTGTGATTTTAAGGGGGCTGAGATAGCTTTAAGGGTTGGATACCTTTTTGGAAAAAAGATTTAAATTATCCCCAAAAGGTTTTTAATATCGCAACATTTCAAAAAGAGAGGCAAGTTTCTTTAAACTTTAGAAATCTTGTAGTTTTTGGGATTGTTAAAAAAATAAGTGACAATAAAGGGGATAAATAATAGCAGACATTCTGCTGAAGAGAGGAGACAAACATGTTGCACGAATTCTTTTTCAAATATTTACTTCAACATTCAGGTTTGAAGAATTTAGTATATGCCTATCTAAGAATTAAACACCCAGATATTTTTTCAAAATATTTTTCAGATATACCTATAGACGAGCCTACGGCAAGAAAATTATACGATACTATTCCTGAGAGATTAGGCGAAGTATTTAAATCAATTATTTTTTCTATAACCGGTGGAGAAAGTGAAGAGAGTGAAGAAGGTAAAAAAAGCAGAAGTGATTTTTTTGAAAAATACAAAACATATATAGAAGGGCAGAGTAACGAATTAACCGATGCACAAATTAAAGAATTGGAGGGCGCCAAAGGAGCTATAATGGAATTAACTCCCAAAAGTTTTAATTATGTAATTAATATGATTAGGCAAGATAAGTCTTACGCGTATGGGATAATAGCGTATTTAGCGTATATGCTTTTAGATGACTTAGGAATTACCAGGGAAGAAGAAACCTTAGATATCTCCCAAAGTTTAGGGGATTTTTTATTGGAATTTATAAAAACTCATAATGATTATCGTGCTAAAAAAATAGATGACGCAATAGAAAAAATATTACAATCATCTGACCCGGAAGAGCTGAAATTAAACAGAATAAAAGATATATTAGATATTGTTAAAGCACCCCAGTTTTTTTCTATTTCACACATTATAGAAAATAAACGAATAGATGAATATTTTGAAAGTGTTCCTAAATTTTTTGAATATATAAGTAAAAATATGCAGCGAATAGTAAGTGAATATTTTGATAGTAAATTAAATGATATTTTCAATGAAATGAAAAAAGAAATTGCAAAAAGAGATATACCTGAAAATGAATTAATGAAAGACTTAATAATGCAAACAGGGTGGAAAACATATTTTTCTATGCACGCGCAAACTTCCCAAATAAGTTATTTTTTAAATAACATTTACAGTTATGTATTTAAAGATATTTTTGGATTCAATATGGATGATATAGCTCAATCATTATCCAAAATAGCTTCAAATAATTTTGTTGATACAGATAAAATTGCAAAAGAAATTATTAATGATGTGTCTATGAGGGCAGATACTATTTTGCAAAATCATCTTTTACAATTGTTCGGTTTAAGTGAGCAACAAAAAGATCAATTGTATTCAATACTGGAAGAGGGAATAAAAGAAGTTTTAAAATATCTTTCAGAATCGGAAGAAATAGATAAAAACGATATTTTTTCGGACCTTATATCTCAGTTTAAAATTGGCGAATTGGATTCTGAAACTTCAAAATTTTTTCATACTATTGCGAATAAAATATGGGATAGTATTCCTAAATTGAGAAAAGGTATTGTAGATTATCTGCAAGAACAGTTGCAGAAAAATAAATATTTGAAAACATTTTTAGAAGAAGAATATCTATTAGATTCTGAAGGGATAACAGAATTTATTGAATTTATAATAAAAGACTTGCTTTATAGTGATATAAAAGAAGGGCTTAGCAATATCTTAAAAAAGAGTATAAAAGAGCATATGAGTTTCTTAACGGAAGAGAATATAGAAAAATTGGCCAATATGTTAGAAAATATTATTAGCGGTATAGCGGAAGATTATGAAAAAATAGAACCTTCAGAGGCGGAGGCACAGTATTTTGAAAATATAAAACCAGGCGTATATGACGAGGAAGCGGAATATCGTCATTTGTGGAAACCTACTGAAGAATGGCGTTTTCTTTCTCCTGAAAAAGAAGAAGAGAAGTTAAAGGAGGATGAATATGGCCACATTTTCTTTTAAAAAATATTTGGAAAAATATAATGCGCTGAATGATGTTATTGATTTTGCAAATAATCATAATTGGGATATAACTGTTGTGGCTACTTACATAAAATCTAAATATCCCAATATTCCATTAGAAAAATTTAAAATGGATAAAGCTTTGTTATATTTAAAAAAAGATAGTGTTAAACCAGTAAATACTGTGCAGAATATTGAATCCACACTAGAAAATATTAAAAAAGATTTATCAATTAAAGAAAATGGGAATGTATCTTTTTTTGCTTTATTATCTGAAAATATTGATAATATTTTAAATTTGAAATTATCTCCTCAAGGGGCTATTTTACAAAACTCTTTAAAAGGATGCCTATTAAGAATTAAAGAATTGGAAAATAATGGGGATGGCAAGAAGGATAATAATATAGTTAAATATGTAGCGGAAATTAGAGCTATTGTTGAACAAATTGATAAAGAATACAAAGAGCAAATAACAAATTACAAATATATTAGAGGATTAGTCAGAGCGGAAGTTTTAACAATATTGGATACGGTAAAAGAAGTAGTAAAAGAGATAATGCCGCAGGAAGTAGAAAAGTTTTCTTCTTTGCTGGCCGCTAGATTGACCGGAGTTAAAAATAATGATAACAGCGACGTCTAAAAAAGATTTTGAAAAATACATAACTGATCCGTTACCTGATGATTTATTTGTTTTTGGGTTTGATATTGATGAAAAAAATTGGGTAAGATATCGAGTGTCAGGAGTGCAATTCATTTCTAGCGCTAATTGTTACATTTTAAGCACTACATATTATAGATTGATTGCACCAAAAGATGCATATGTTCTAACGACAACATTGCCTATTATGTATTTATCTCAATTTGATAGGTACATGGCAAGGAAAGTAAAAATAAGAAATACTTATTTAGGAATGCCTTTAATAGCTTATTTCCCCTCTGTGGATAAAGAAGGGGGTAAATTAATAAACGCGGTGACGTTTTTTATAGATTTTACTAAAGTTTTAGTGATGTCTTCTAATCCCTCTGATTTTGGAGTTATCTTGACATTAGATACTCCAAAACCAGATGCAAATTATGCATTAGACGGGGTTTTATTTTCAGCACAATAATGGACAATAAATTAATTTTTCCAGAACAAATAAACATTGAAAATTTAGTTAAAAAATTTTTCCAAGAATCAGTTCAAGAAGGGCTAAATACTATTTTTTCAAAAGAATATAGTTTGGAATATTTTGAAACTAAAGATTTGCTTACATTTGAACAATTTTGTGTCTCTAAGGATCACATGGATATTGTATTGAGTGACAGACAATTAAAAGCGGCTAAGGTGATGCTAGGAGATGATATATATAAAATTTTTGATAACAAGAAAGAACTCGCTATATTGGTTTGGGGTAAAGGCAGTGGTAAAGATTTAATTTCTATTTTGATATTATGCTATGTAGTATATTTGCTTTTGAATATGAAATCTCCTCAAAAATATTTTAAAATGCCTGAGTCTGAGTGGTTGGATTGTGTAAATACCGCTCCTTCCGCTCAAAATGCGGCTACAGTCTTTTTTGAGAAATTGAGACAAAAAATATTGAGATGGAAATGGTTATTTTCTAAATATGCGGTAAAACATTCTGGTGCGTTTATATCTCAAATAAAGCCAGATCCAGGTCAACAACATGTTGTGATAACTAAAGATGGTATTATTTTCCCCAAGCTTATACGATTATTATCCAGAAATAGTTCTAATGAGAGCGCAGAAGGATTGAATACCCTTGTATATATATTAGACGAAGCTAGCGCTTTTGTGGACAATAGTAATAACAGAAATGCAGATAAGGTTTTTAAAAGCCTAAGAAGTTCTTCGGTATCCCGATTTGGCAATCGAGGTAAAGGATTTATTATTTCATATCCAAGAGAATCAAATGATTTCACTTTAAGAATGTATAAAAAATATAAAGATAAACCGTATGTATATTCCGATCAAGCTGCGGTATGGGATGTAAAACCAGTGCATTTATTTAGTAAGGAATTTTTTACTTTTGAAGGGTATAAAATCCCTATAGAATTTAAACATGATTTTGAGGCGGACCCTACAGACGCAAAAAAGGTATATATGGCAATTCCACCTGAAGTTGAATGTGGATTTTTTGAATTCCCGGAGAAAGTGGATAAATGCACTTCAAAAGCTACTCCGCCCATGGTGGTATTTGAAGATTTTATATATAAAGAAAAAGTATGCAAAAGGATAGTTAATTTTGCAAATATTATCCCTTCTTATTCATATATAATAACTTTAGACTTAGGGGAAACTTCCGATACTGCCGCATTGTCCCTCTTTCATTCGGAATATGATTCCGAACGAAAGGTCCAAATTTTTAAGCAAGATTTAGTTACAGGGTGGTCGCCGGACAGAAAGAATAAATATACAGTCTCATTTGTTAATGTATTTGAAATTATAAAAATGTTATCGTTGAGAATACCTATTACAGGGTGCTGGTTTGATTATTGGCAGTCAGTTACACTAGTTGAACAATTGAAAACAGCTGGTATTTTTGCGGATACATATGTCTTAAAATATTTGGATTATAGAAATTTGAAGGAGTATATATATACCGATAGAGTTGTATTGCAACCTTTTGATAAACAAATAGAAGAGTTAAAAAAATTAATTGATTTTGGTACCAGGATAGATCACCCATCAACAGGTTCAAAAGACTATGCTGATACTATTTGTGGGGCGATAAAGATATTTATAGAAAAATATCCGTCAATTGTAAATCAGGAATCTGAATCATTAGAAGGTTCGGAGTTTGGAGAACCTGATAATTTAGGACGGGAGGATCCATTTCTATGAGGGAAGAAAAACCTAAAAAAGAATATGACACAACATGGTGGATTAAAATAAAAAGACCTGAGGAAAGTCCAAAAGGTAGGCAGGAAGATTTAGTCGCAGAACGAGATTTCATTGTAAATGATAAACCACAAACACCCGGCAGTTCAACGCAAGATCCTTCTATTGCGCTGGGAAAGGAAGGTGAGGATTGGCCTTCCTTTTGGGGGGAGGAGAGTAATAAATAAAATGACAATAAAGGGGATAAGATAATAGGAGGGAGAATGGCTTTACCTCAAAGATTAACAAATATTATTGTTGACCACATTAGGGACACCTTAATTCCTGATTTGGACAAAGTTGAGAATGTAGATATAAAAAATCAATTAATTGATGGGGTTTCTAAATTAAATATAAAAGGGACAGCCAGAGAAATAAGAGATATTGCAATATCTGTAATAGATAAAAATTTACAAATTTTAAAATCTGAGATAACTAAAGGAATACCAGATTTTCTTTTAAAATTGGAAGAGTTATTAGGAATACCAACCCCATCTTCAGATATAGTAATACCTGAAGATATTAAAGATATAGTTAGCAAAGAAGAATACAAAAACATTTTTAAATGGGATTTATTTTTTGATGGGATTAAATCAATATATAAAGCAGCTGCGGAAGCTAAAGAAAAATACAATAATGCAACTGTAAATGATGTTCCTGCGATATTAAATAAATTAAATCAAGAGATAGAAGGGGTTTTTAATAACTTTTTAACTGTAGCGGAAGACCGAATTAGATTTACATTTACAATTATGTATTTACGCAATATATTAGGCTATTATATATTAAATGTTTATGATGACGAAAAACTAAAAGAAGAATTAGAAGGATTTATAAGAGAAACTGTTGCGACAGGTACAAACGCCAAAGTTGGAGTTTATTATAACCGAGATTCCAGTGATACTGTTTCATTAATTAATAGAACCTATACAAGTATTCTTACAAGGGAGTTTATAAATAATCCAAAAGAGGCTAAATCAAAAGCGGCTAGATTAAAAACGGAAGATATTATTCGAACTTTTTTGGAAGAATATTTTAATTTAACTGGGAAAGGGTTTGAACTAGAGATAGAAAATGCGATTAATATTTTGAGGCGAAAAATAGATCATAAAATAGCTTATAATTATCTTAAATATACCCAGGCAATGGTTACATATAGTGTGGCGGAATTTTTAATTAGATTTGTAAGTGACTACTCTTTTGAAAGAAATGCAACAGGGTTTAATGAATTTTTGGAAAAACTTAATGAATTGATTTTAGATGGTGCTAGCTCAAATATCCAAGTCAATAATATACTAAAATTAAATAAGAATCAATTTACTGATTATGATTATTGGATTCTTTTTTATTATATAAAAGAATATTTTAGTCCCAATGAATTATCGTATTTATTAGGCCGATTATTAAAAGGGAATCAAGCCGCTATTTTAAATGATGAGCTTAAAAAGATACCAAAAGATATTTATGATTATTATTTTACTCAATGGGATTTTTTTAAAGTATTAAAATTAGACAGAATAAATGTGTTAGAATACCAATATCAAAAATTAGCTTCAACAGAGAGAGGAAAACTTTTAGAGGATTTTATAAGCCATATTCAGGCATTGTTGAAAGAGAAAGATGCGCCGTTTTTTGAAATTTTCAAGAACTCTAAAGAATTTAATTTATTGGTAAAATTGACATTACACACTATTATAACAATGCAATATGACACAGATAAAAAATTTCAAGAAGTTTATGATAAATTAAGTGGAATACAATCCACTGAATTTTTTCTTAAATTTATTGGAGCCGATAAAATTGAACAATATGTGAGAATTCTTTTTGACAATGCCAACTTTTTAGATAAAGCGCATAAACTTTTAGAAGCTCAAAAAATAACTAGATCATTAGAATTTGATACGCTTATACCTCCGAATGAGATAGGGCCAGATCAATCATTTGGGAATATTTTAACTGCTATTAATCAATTAGCTATAGTTAGAAAAAAGCATAAAATATTAGATCCTGATGAATTAAATTATATTAAATCTATATTTGATAAAGTTAAGGATACAATACATAAATTAAAAGAAGCGTATGAAAACGGATTTAAAAGTTATTATGATTATTTGAAAAGTGTTACGCTTGGCCAAACACCGACAGGCAAGATCCAAGATATTCCGGCAGAGCTTTTTTTTATATTTGAAAGTTATATTAATTTAGTGGATAAAAAAATATACATAGATCCCGATGTAGCAAAAATAAGGGATGTCTTGTATAATTTTACTCCAACAGTAAAGACTAGCAGTATAAAGATAGAACGAAATTCTATTTTTGATAAATTAGGTGGAATTTGGGAGATAGATAAAAATTCTACTTTTTATAAAATTAAAAGAAAACTCATGGAGGCAATATGCAAGAAATAAAAAAAGAAGGAACATATGGAGAAGGAACATTAGCTAAGATTTTTGAGGGTACACCATACGCGGGAACAGGTACCAAAGAAGAAAAAGTTGAATTAGAAAAGGTGATGAGAGAGATGTTGCAACTCAAAATATATCCGTATTCATATATAGAAAAATTTTTGTTAGATAAAGGATATAGACTTGACTCAATCAGAAAAATTTTCTATGATATAACAGGAGTTAAAATAGAGTCGTTATTGGAACAAGGATTAAATAATAAAATTTTTAATACTCCTACTAGTATTCCTCAATTTAATTTAGGATGGGGAACTTCTAAGAATAAAAAATTTGATTACTATTTTATTATGCCTTATCTATATGGATATGCTATATTTGGACAGAAAGGGGAACATATTAGAGAAATGGTAAAAGTATATGATTCCAAAGATTTGGAAACTGCAAGGATGGATCTCAGTAAAATGGTAGGGGGTTCACCAGAAGATAAAATATATAAAATAAAACAGGATAAGATTGAACCTATGTGGTATAATGGCATTATGGACCCTAAATATTCTCAAGTTAAAGAAATTAAATCTTATCTCAATTTTTGTGGTAATGCTATAGATAAGAAGAAATACATTCAAGAACTATATTATAGCGGGGGCATATCAAAAGAAGATTATATTCAACTTTCTGAATTTATAAAAAAAGCCGGGGAAGCGATAGAAGAAAAAGCTAAATCTCCCAATTTAGAAGAATATAATGTTAATAAAGAATTGTCAGAAGTGTCACCTTCTGATTTTTTTGAAAATGCAGAAGATAACAAATCTATTAAATTTGCGGAAGCGATAAATGGTATTCAAGAATATATATTTAAAAAACAGCAAGAGCTTAAAGATAAATATACTATAACTATCAATAGTTTAAAATATAAAGCTTCAAAATCAATTGATTATTTAGAGAGGGCTGTTGAAAAGGAAGAAAAAAAATCTTTTGAGATTCTAAGAAGTAATGGTGTTGTAGCGGTTATATTGGAATTTAGCGAATTAAAAAGTACAAATATTAAATATGGCTTAATGGTATTTAGCATAGTAGATAATGAATTGCAAACTTCTGGAGATTTTAAAGGGGAAGATAATAAAATCTATTCTTTATCTGAAGAAGGATTAGCGATGTATTTTTCTACAAAAGAAGAAAAATAAAGAGGGTCCATGTCTGATATAACACCTGAAGAAAAATTTAATCGCCAAGCTAGTCGGATAAAAATGTCCGGAGTTTCTGGGCGTCTTCAAGATGGGTTTACAAAGCAAGCATTTAATCTAGATGTCTTATCATCGGGATCTGCCAATGTTACTAAGCTGCCTATAACTTATGTAGATCCAATGTTTGACCCTGTTCTTTTGATGTTCCCAAAAGAAAATTTGAAGGAATTAAATCGACGACTTAGGCATTATTATACCTTTCATCCTATAGTAAGAAATATAATAAATCTACATTCAACATTTCCATTTAGCGACGCGGATATTCGTTGTGAGGATAAAACTATTGAAGCGTATTGGCAATATTTGGCGGATAAACTTGATATTAATTCGATGGTAAACCAAATGAGCCATGATTACGAATTATTGGGGGAATGCCATATTCCTGGTACGAAAGTATTAATGGCGGATAAAACATTGAAAAATGTAGAGGAAATAAAAATTAAAGATGTAGTTATAGATGGAAGTGGTTCAAAGAGTGTAGTTAAATATAGAACATCTAAAACTGTTCATCAAGAAGATCTTATAGGGTTAAGCATAGATGATAAACATTATTCCTGGATGACTAAAGAACATCCTGTAATGGTATTGAAAGCAAATTCTTATGTTTGGGATTTGAAAAAATTATTATTAAATAAAGTGTACACTCCTTCTTTTATTTCCGCGGGGGAAATAAAAGAAGGGGATGTGGTTTTATATCCTATTAGAGCTTTTGGGTATGGGAAACCTTTAAAAGCGCCAATAGCATTTATAGAAGATCAGAAGGGCATACAATATTTTGTATATATAATCACTTCAATAAAATATTTGAATTATTCAGGAAAAGTATATAGTATGGAATTGGAGGGTAATGAAAATACCTATATAGTGGATAGAATGTTTACTGTCCATAATAGTTTTCATATAGGTAATTTTGATAAGAATGAATTAGAATGGAGTTCATTTATTCAATATCCTCCTGAAAATATAGAGATACATAAAACTTATGTAGGGAATGCGGTTAAATATACTATAAAGATGGATGAAGAATTGCAAAAACTAGTCAGTTCGAGTAAAAAAGAGGATAAAGAAGTATTAGCTCAATTAGATTCTGACGTTTTAGAATCAATAACGTCAAAAACTCCATTTCAAGTAGATGCTGAAAGAGTGATTCATTATAGTAATAAACCATCCGCATATTTAACAAGAGGGGAATCCCCTTTAAAGGCCGCATTAAAATATTTATTATTAGAAGATAGATTATATATGTTAGCAATGACAATTGTTGATAGGCATACATTTCCTATTAAGTTATGGAAATTAGGATCAAAGGAAAAATTATGGATGCCACCTAAAAAACATTTTGATCAATTAAAAGAGCAAATAGCGGCAATGGCAGGCGATCCTGATTATAATCTTATTTATCACGCGTTTTTAGACTTAGATATAAAAACTACTTCAACTCAGCATGAAGATATTGTAAAATGGTTTGATTGGACCCAGAAGAGGATTTTGATAGCTTTAGCGGCTAATGAGAATATGTTTGCAGAAGCAAATCCATATGCGAAGGATGCAGTAAGTATTAAACTTATAATGCACAGATATATGATACAACGTGCTACGGTATCTAGATTATTGAAGTATAAAGTATGGTTGCCTGTAGCTATAAAGAGAGAATTGATAAGAAAAAATCCTTCAGAAGTAAATACTGGGATAATAGATGATAAATTAAATATATCTAAATATAAAAGATATGTATTACCACAATTGTTGTGGCAACCAAATAATTTGGTTAATAACATGGCCGAAAAAGAATTTCTGTATAAACTAAGAAAAGATGGGGAGTTGCCAGCTTCTTTAATATATGATGTGTTGGGTGTAGATACGGATAAGGTTAGAGATATGCTTGATAGAGAAGAAGGAACAATATTAGATCCTAATGTCAAGCAAGCTAAAAAAGATTCTATAAAAGATGATTCAATAAGAATAGGGATTATAGAGGGTAAAAAAATAAAAGAAGCTGTAAAAATAAAAGAGGATAAAGATAAAGAAAAAGAGGATAAAAAAGGGCCTGGGAGACCGCCATTACCTGAGGGAGAAAAAACTGAGCGGGAACATGCTATGATACCTAATGAGATAGTGCCGCCGAGGGAAAAATTGACTGAAAAGGAAGAATTGCCCGCTCCAAAGGGGGAAGAACTTCCACCTTTGGAATAAAAAAAGTGACAATAAAGGGGATATATAATAAGGATGGATAACTATTTCAAAACTTTAAGCGATAGGGTGGAATATCACAAGACTGCAATTGAAAGAGAAGTAACTAATTTGGTTAGTATTGGATATGACCACCCAGAAGTGGAACATTTGCTAATGGACACTATGGAAAAGATTTTTCAAACATTGAACGAATTGAAAGAGAAAATAGGAGAAAAAGATCATGTTTAAAAAATTTGGGGATGTAACAAAATTCACTATATTAAATAAATTCATTTGTGATAAGTGTAAAAAGGAAGTAAGTTCTTTGTTTCCAATAAAGAAAAAAGATGGTGCTGTTATGATGGTATGCAAAGAGTGCCAAAATAATTTAAAAAATAAAGAGGAGTGACAGATGTTTAAAAAATTTGGAATTTCAAATGTGATAGATGTCTATCAGACAAAAGAGGAAATTGATAATATTTCTAAAATATGGAAGAACATTATAGGATATTCAAATACAGAAACCATAAAAATAAACGATAAAGAATTTCCTTTTTTACCTGACAGATTTTTATATTATAGGGCTAGAGCTATCACCGCTGATGCTGTGAACCAAAATGGGGATAGATTTCCTCATGAAGAAATAAAGAAAAGTTATAATACTTTTATTGGGAAAGGGGTATATTATAATCATAATAGTCAAGATCCTAATAATGCGTTTGGAATAATTTTGGACGCAGTATATACCCCTGTTATTTATGGGGATACATATGATGATAAATATGTAGAGATATTGGCAGCTATAGACAAACAATTAATGAATGAGAAATATCCTCAATTATTAGATTATATTATATCAAAAAGAGTTACCGGTACCAGTATGGGAACATTAGCGGCAGAGGCAGTATGCTCTGTATGCGGGAATAGAGCTACAAATTATAACAATTTATGCGTTCATATGCATCCTCAAAGCCCGTTATATTGTAAAGCTAAAAAGGTTTTTGGTAATTTAGCGTATGAGGATAATTATGGGCTTACATTCATAGAAGATAGTATAGTATATGTTCCCGCGGACCAAACAGCGCATATATTGGAAATATATGCCAACAAGAGTATAAAATCGGATTTTAAACCTTTAATAGATTTATTTAGTAAGTATTCTTCTATAATGAGTAATAAAGAAGTAAAATTAAAAGAATTCCCAATTAATATATATTCTGCGGAGGGAGGGAAAATGGATAAAGAACCTGAAAATCCTGAATCTAAACCGATACCAAAACCAAAAAGTAAAGATTCTGATTATACGGAAAGTTTAACTATAACTAAGCCTGAGATAGAAGATAGCACAGAAAAAATAATTGACAATAAGATACGTAGAATAATAGAGGAAGAACTTAGAAAATTGATGGCGCCTATATTAACTAAAATAGATGAAATGATAAGACCGAAAGTTAAGATGGAGATTAGTAAAGAAGTTGATAAAGTGAAAGATAAAGTGGAGCAGGTTTTACAAACAAAGATAGAAACGCCTAAAGCGGAAGTTCCCGCTAAAACAGAAGTTCCACCTGCGGAAATAAAAGCAGCTAGCGTTGATTTTTCTAAATATTCTAGCGAGGAAAAAAAGAAATTAATATCAGTTATAGCATCTGGAGATAGTTGGACTTTTAAATTGTGAGGAAATAATGGACCCGTTTAAGAAAATGGATGTTAAAGAAACAGAACCAAAAACTGTTGAATATCTAAAAAAGTATAAGGAAGAATTGCAGGATAAAAAAGAAGAAATTGAACAGGAACAAAAAGAAATTGATAAATTATTGTCAAAAAATATAAAAATGGAGGATAACATGTTACCACAAAAGAATATCATGACATCAAAAGAAACTCCATCTTTACCTGAAGAAAAGAAAGAGGAAAAACCTGTTGAAGTAAAAACAATAGAAACTCCAACAGAGGAAGAAAAAGAGGGAGAAAAACCCATTGAAGCCTCTTTTAAAATAAGGTTTAAAGAAGGAGAGACTTTAGATAAGAGCTATTTCATTGCCGATGATGGTAAAGAATTATTTACCGTTAGCGCTAGTGAAATACTTCCTTTAGATGTCATAGAGAGAATCAAGATAGGTAAGAAAGATGAAGTTATTACCCCGGAAGAGTTAATATTCCAGTTAAAGGAAAATGGGGTAAACTCTATGCTTACCTTTAAGAATGCTGTGATACAGCTAAAAGAAGCGGCATTAAAAAGGACAGCTGGTGTTGAACCGCTTATGTCTATGAATGAGTCCGAAATCCAAAAACCTAAGGAAAAGGATCAAGAACTTTTAATGTCAATGAAGAGTGATGAAGTAAAATCGGCTGAAAAATACCATCCGCTTCCTTCACAAATGAAATCTAAAGTGAAACAGTATTATGGTCGATTGCCTAGCGGTGGAGGTGGGGAGATAGAGCAATCTCTTAATCCACAATCTAGCCTTATGGCCCAAGTAGAATTACTGAGGACAGCTCTTGAAGAACAGCAAAAAGAAGCTGATAAAATGAAAGAAGAATTGTCTAAAGTTAAAAAGGAAAAAGAAGGGCTAGAGCAGGAGAAGGCTGTAGATACTAAATCTAAGGTGCTAGATGGTATTATAAAAGATTTGGAATCTAAAAAGCTAATCGCTAAAGAGCAAGAGGATAAAGTTATAGATATACTTTCTAAAATAGATGATAAAGTACTTCCTCATATAGCTTCTTTAGTCAAAGAATTTAAAGGGGCTTTGGAAAAAGGTAAACCAGAAGAAATGGGAATGGGTATTGGAATGGAGGAACCTAAAAAATTGATAGGTAAACCTTCAGAATTAGGCGCAAAGGCTTCAGCTAAAGTGCCGCCCATTTTTATAAGTGGGAATACCAAAATTGAAAGCCCGGATGAGTTTCTGGCAAAAAACTGGAATAAGCCGGTAAAGTAATTTAAAAGGAGGATAAAATTATGCAGACAATAGGTGTTTTTGGAAAAGCAATAGGAATAAATCTTGATGCCTTGGTCCTTATGGATGGCACAAAGAAGGTTGTTAGCAGCGATATAAGTATTATAGGTGGCAGTCCGCTTGCCCTTATCTCAAAAGATGGGGAGGCAGTGATTGTTTCTTATAAATATTTAGCTGATAATTCGCTATCAACTAATGTTAAACCGTATGGATTAGCTGTTTTCGTAAAGAACCAGTATGAGAATGAGACTTATTCTCTTACGGGTCTTTATGGATCTGGAAAAGGAACAGCTGCGGTAATGGGAAGATTCACTCTTGGAGCCAATACTTTTATTGTGTCTGGCAATACAGTTAAAATGTTTGCCTTTGATACATCAAAAACGTATACTCCTGGAGAAGATCTTTATATAGACCTTACTACAGGTGATAAATTTGGCTTAATAACCAATGTAGTAACCCCTAACGTGAACGATGGTACTAAATTTGGGAAAGTGTTAGCTTTCTATCCAAATTCATTAGCTCCGTCACTCGAAATAATGGTTGGTTAAGCTTTTAAATTCCCGGGGGTGTAATTCCCCCGGGAATTTACAGATTTAAATTTTTTTTGAATTTTTGGTCTCTAACATGTTAGAAATACAAAATTAATAGAACGAGATAATTTGAAGAGAGTTCTTCACCCCAGCAATGGTCCATAAAGGTATATATTATGGATTTTAATCAAGTATGGAGTTATAGTAAGTCTGAATCTTGCCCGAATGTAGTGGGTTACGCGAAAGAAAGAGGAGCTAGAGCGCTTTTAGAAATGGATAAATTTGTAAAAGAAGCTTCTACCCTTTCTGAAGTTCCTTCAATAGAACAGAAGGAAGCTGCATTTGAGCAGATATACAGAAATCCGGGTCAGAATTTTCAGAGGATGGCTTTCACACTGCAGACTCCTATCAAAGATAGGAATGACTATGTTGCGGTTGGAAGAAAACTTCTGTTGACTGACGAGTTGCCGGTTGGTGAAATACCTGCCTACGACTTGGATATCCCGGAATATCCGGCTGTAATTATAGGCGCTAGAGCTAATAGTCCTTTGGTTGAATCTAATATCCAGAGGGTCACGGTTCCTACTTTCTCGATATCTATCACTACGTCAGTATTGTATGAAGATATCACGACCAGAAGATATCCCGCTTTTGACCGTGCGAAAGAACGTGCGGCAATAGCTATGGCTATTGCGGAAGATAATCAGGTATTTACGATACTTGATGAAGCTGCAAATGCCGGTATTAATGCGGTTTATCCTAAAGCTACTGGTGGAGTTGAAAGAGGGGAATTAGCGAAAGTGCAGGGATTAATGTTAGCTAATCAGCTAGCTCCTGGTGCATGGTTAATGAATCCTGTGAGATATGGCGACATACTCACTTGGAGTACTGCTGAATTGGATCAGGTTTCTTTGAACGTTATAGTGGAAACTGGCCAGTTTGGTGTTATCCATGGAACGAGGTTAATAACCTCTACCAGAGTGAATCCTAGAAAAGCATATCTTTGCACCACGCCGGATAAGCTTGGCAGAATTCCTGAGAGAAAATCTGTGGAAGTCAAAGTTGTCGATTGGCCGAAAGATACCAGATGGTATATCACCGCTTGGGAACAGTTAGGTTTTGCAATACTTAACACCGCCGGTGTTATAGCTATTGATTATCAGGATGCTAATTTGACACTGCCTTCTAGATTCCCACTCTCGTAATCTAGGAGTTTTTTAACTTAAATTGGGGAGGTAGTTAATACCTCCCCAATTTTTGAATTTGAAGGAGAAAAGATGGCAACATATAAATATGATTCCTATAACAAATTGCATTGGTTACTAGGCAGCGATAAGTACGCTACAGAAGTAGCTAAGCAGAAATTTGAAGAGGAATTAAAAATTGGGATAGAAAAGGAGAAGGAATATTGTAAAAAGCATAATTTACCTATCTCAATGAATAAAGAAAAGCATACCCATGTATTAAATCTACTAGGAAGATGTGCTAATTTTTATGAAGTTGAAGCATTAGCTAGATTTATATATGATGATAATCGCATCCCGGAGTATGAAGAAATAAAAAAACGGGGTTCTTTCCTAAAAAGTATTATTCCTGTAAAAGATATTTTAAGCAAGCATAAAAACCCAAGACGAAGTTTTTGAAGGGAGGGGAAATGAAATATATTAATAAATCTGGCTTGAAAATATATAGTGAAACATACCAAAAAGTAATATTGCCAAATGAAGAAATAGAAATAAAAGAGGATAATTTAGGAGATTTAGCAGATGCAGTGCGCCAAAATTATTTAATTAAAGTTTTACAGAATCAATCACAAACTAATCCACAATCTACTTCAGGGAAGAAAAAAATAAAAATGATAGTTAAACCATATACAAACCCTGGTAAGCAGACTCTAATTGAAGCGTATGAAAATAAAGGTGGGGTTAGAGATGCTTTATTTCATACAAGAGTTATTATAGGAAACAGGGAACCTATTTTAGATAATCCAAACGATGATCCTTCCATAAGTGAGGTAGAAGCAAAAAAATTGTTAAATTCCATAAAAAAAATGGAAGAAGGTTATATTGATGAAGAAGTATGGCGAATAAAAAATACTATGGAAAAGAGGGAATTTATTGTAAATGCTAATCAAGAGCAATTAAATACAATAAAAAAATTTGAAGCTAGCCCTTTTTTATTAAATTTAATATATGGTAGGGAAGAACAATTGCGGTTAACTCAGGAGATAAAAAATGACGACGATAACAAATGAAAAACTAAGAATAAGGGTATATCATAGGACAGTGGAAGACATTATAATTTTATGGTCATTTAAATATTTAGATGATGACCAAAAAAATAATATCCAAATATTTTTAAATGGTTCACCGGTGAAATGCGCTGTTACTTATAATGATAAAAGTAAAAAAGATATAGAAGATTCCACAGTTGTATGCGTGATTGATCATAAACTTAATAATATTTCCGCATATAAATCATATACATTTGATATTATATTAGGTGAAAAAAATGTAATTAATATAAAACTTAATGTTTTAGAATACGGCAGTTTACCCGCATACGATAAAGATAATAAAAAATCCAGAGTACATTTGATGGGATATGATAATAAAGAAAAACAATGGGGACGAGTTAATACTATAAAAAAAGGTGAGATTAATACTTTCCCTGTGGTTATACTTAATGTAGACGAACTTGCAGATAAGATAGTCGAAAAATTGAAAAAATAATGTCCCAAAAATGGTGATTAAAAATAAAAACAATGAATTAGCTAAGTTGGTTCAAGATTGGAAAAATCAGCATGAAATGTATTCTTATACATTAGAAGATTTTGTAGAGGAATACAAAGGGGATAATTTTTTTTTAACTTATAAAGTTGATGGTGAATTAACAGGGTTTCATTATAAAAATGGGAAGACTATTCTTTCTACTAAAAGTGGGATATTAAAAACTGATTTTATAATATCTAAAGAATTAGAAAAATTATTAGCTGATTATACAGAAGTTATAGGTATAGGGGAATTATACGCTGTTGATGAAAACGGTAAAATGCTACCTTATACTAAATCAGCTTCTATTATAAGAAAACCTTCCCCTGAAACTGAGAATCAATTGCGATATTTAATTTTTGATATATTTTCTATTAATGGAAAAAAAATAAAAGATACCGTTGAAAATAAAGTTGATACAATAAATAATATTTTTAAAAATTCAATCTATATCCAACCATTAAAATTTAAAGAATCAAATATAGACGATTTAGAAAAAGAATGGGAAAAGGTAGAACAAGGCACATATGAAGGTTTTGTAATTATAGATAAGGATAATAATTATATTAAAATAAAGCCGATTCTTACATTTGATTTAGCGGTTATTTTTGTAGAAATAAGCAATACACATCCTGATATGATGGGTGCGCTGGGGTTAGCTTTTAAGGATAAAAACGATAACTTTTATTTTGCGGGGAAAGTGGGTACCGGATTTTCTCAAAAAGATAGAATACAATGGTTAAATATTGCAAAAAAAGATAAAATAAAACAAGAAGATAGTATTATATGGATATATCCTTCTTATGTAGTAGAAGTGGAAAGTATGGGTATTAATTCAAGAGAAACAGAAGTATATGATACAGGTTTGAATTTTATTAAAAAGGATATAGGATATATATTAAGGCAGCCAAGATTTAAACAAATTAGAGAAGATAAATCACCTTTAAATAAAGAAGATGTAAGAATTTCACAAGTACCAGGGTATAAATATAGTACATTAAAATCTACTTTAATTAAAAATTCTTTTTGGATAAAATATTCAAAAGAAAGATGATTTTTAATAGATGAAAATACTGCTATTTTAATAAAGAATAAAGGTGTAAATATTCCTTATAATTATAAATTAAACTCCTTCTAAAACCCACGGTTTTAACCGTGGGATACAGAAGGGTAAAAAATAAATGACAATGAAGGGTATATATAATAGATATGGTAAGATTAACCTATTATTGTAATTTAAAAGGTAATAAAGAGAAACTAGCGTTTCTGGAACAGCAATATAAATATGCTCAAATAATAGCTAGGTATTACCTTTGGTATATCAAATCAACTAAAGAGTATAGGAAATCAGAAATACATAAAGTTACATATGAAAAAATAAGAACTAAGTATCCATTTCTGTATTCTAAATTAATACAACATATAAGGAATAAAGTGTTAGCTTCAGTAAAAGCTAAAAAACTCTATAAAGTCAAAAAATTAAATATTCCTCTAATTTTTGATTATCAAAATTTTGATATAGGATTTAAAGAAGGTTACTATAATGCATGGATAAGATTGTGTAAAAATAATTATCCATTAGAAGGTTTAAGAACGATTAATAAGTTAAAAGAAGTAGTAAGTATAAAAGAGATTCAAATAAAAAAGATAAACAATGCATGGAGAATATACTTCATATGTGAGGTAAAAGAAAACAATAATGTTAAAGGAAATCAGAGGTTAGGTATAGATATCAACATAAAAAATATAACCCTTTCAAATAATAAAAGATTCAATCTAAAACAATATGTTCATAAAAAAATAGAATACAGAAAGCATAAACAAAAGGATAAAATAGTAAGATACTCTAAAGATTTCTTCCATAAGTTGACTTCTGAGTTGGTTAAGTATCTAATAGAAATGGGAGGTTCTCAAATTATATTAGAGAATCTAACTAATATTAGGAAGTCAAGTTCTAGAAAAGAAGGAACATCTAAAGGGAAAAATGTAAATTACTTAATCAATAATGTATTTCTGTATAAGATGTTTCAAGAGTTTCTAGAGTATAAATGTAAGTTAAATGGGATAGAAGTTAAATATATCAATCCAAGGAATACTAGTAAGACTTGTGAATGTGGATCCATGGATACTAATAGACCTAAACAAAGTCTATTAATATGTAATACTTGTGGAAGAAGATTAAACGCAGATTTAAATGGAGCTAAAAACATCTTGAAGTTTTCACTTCAAGATGGGTCGCCGAGTCGTTCCGACCCGTCTGAACTCCTTAAACAAAACAGACAAGCCCTCGGCTTTAGCCGTGGGTAGATGACTTTAAGCATAAATCAATGTGGGGGGATAATACAAAAGATGAAAATATGGAAGAAGAACCAGTAGAAAAGAAGTCCATGTGGGTAAAAGAATCGATTAAAACATTAAAACATCCAGGTACTGTAATAATATCTCCTAATGAATATTATACTAAAGGATTAACGGAGCAAGATATTTATGATTATTATGAAAGGGTAAAAGATAACTTATTAAAATTATATGAAGAATATAAATTGGATTGCCTTTTGAAAATAAAGATAGATAATACTTTAATAGTAAAAAGATTGAAAAACGAAGAATTATTAAAATCATGGAATGTTATAAATAATGGTAGAACAGTAGAATTTCATATAGTATTACCAACTCAATATTCTCGTATTTATTGGATAGATTTAGATCCTAAAGAAAAGTTTCCTTTTGAAACTGTGTATGAAATTGCTGAAAAAATTAAAAATTTATGTTTAAAAAATATATCAAATACTTCTGATGTTGTTATTAATTATACTGGGGGAAGAGGAATGTATGTTATAGGATTTTTAAATAAGGAACAAGATGTTAATAAGATAAAAAATACTTTAAAAGAATTAATAGAATCTAATATTATACCTGAATATCCTAAAACAACATTAGGATTTACAAAAGAATCTGATAATATGCGTATAGATTTATCCACATTACATAAGTTAGGATCTATAAGATCTCCATATTCTTTAAATGCTACTACAGGATTAGTATCAAAAGAATTAAAAAGTTTAGATAAAGAAGATTATAATATTAATTTTTTTAAAAAGAGTTTCACATTCAATCTTTGGATTCTACAGGCTACATTATTACCTCAGATAATTGGGGAAATAAATACTTTAAATAAAGATCCTGAATATATAAATAGAATTATAGATACATTATATGTAATGTCTTCATTTATAAAAGGATTAGAAGGTAAAAGTAAAGAAGAAATAAAAAAGGTGTATACACAAGAATGGAAAGAAGAGATGAAATCACGTATAAATAATATAATATCAACAATTAATTCAGGAAGAATTCCTAATAGTAAAGATTGGGAATTAATATTTACTTATTCTGATAAATTTAAAGATAATATAAACATGCAATCATTATTAGAAAAAGTAATAAAAATGAAGTATGCAATTGAAAGAGGAGATAGAGAACGAATAGATAAACCTGAATTTTTAACATTGATAGCTAAATTTTTAATAAGAAGACCATATGAAAAAACAAATTTATCAAAAGAATTAATACAAAAAATACAAAATAAGATAGGAGAAAGCTCATCAGCATCATTAGATTATTTGTTATCTGTAGCTAAGGGATATAGACCAGAATATCAAGAGTATAGAAAAGATTGGGTAACTGTTGTGTTAGAAAAGAATAAAAGAACTGGTAGGGATATAGATGAGGATGATTTAGAAGATACTATATCTTTTATAAAATTATTAAATAGAAGTGGAGAAAAATTAACTGATGATGAAAAAAAAGCTATAGAACAGATATTTTTAAAATTTCCTTTGTATGCTATTAAAGTAGCAGATGAATTAATAAATTTAGGGGTTAGTTTAGATAAGAATACATTAATAGAAGAAATAGCAAAAAATTCAGGAAATTCTTTTGAATATGCTAAATTATTAATAGAAAAAAGAAAAGATATAAAAGAAATACCTGAAATAATAATACAAGGAATAGCTCAAAATTCGATAAGTTCTTATGATTTTGCTAAATTATTAATAGAAAAAGGAAAAGATATAAAAGAAATACCTGAAATTATACTACAAGGAATAGCACAAGATTCAGTATATTCTTATTATTTTGCTGAGTTCTTAATAGATCAAGGGAAAGATATAAAAGAAATACCTGAAATTATAATACAAGGAATAGCCCAAAGTTCAAGGAATTCTTATTATTTTGCTGACTTATTAATAGATCAAGGGAAAGATATAAAAGAAATACCTGAAATTATACTACAAGGAGTAGCCCAAAGTTCGGATGATTCTTATTATTTTGCTAAATTCTTAATAGAACAAGGAAAAGATGTTAAGGAAATTCATGAGGGTATAATACAAAGTATTTTAAGGGATAAAGAATATAAAGAAAAATATTTTGATTTATTACGACAATATAATTTGCCATTACCAGAAGAATATGAAATAAAAAATGAAAATAGGGAAGAAGAACCAGTAGAAAAGAAGTCCATGTGGGTAAATTCAAATAAAAAACAATTGACAATAAGGGGGATATATAATAAGGGGTATAAGATTTATCCTTTATACTCCTTAGCTTTTGTGGCAAAAGAGGCGTATGATATAGCCAGGGAACATTTAAACAAAGATACAGTTAGCAAGTACATGGATATGGTAAAAAATATTGAAGATACTAAAGAAAGAAATGAAGCGGCTTTTAATCTTTGGATAACTACTGAAGGATATTTACCTTATGAGGAAACGATTTCAAAAATAAGAAATAAAATTGATACTTTTTCAAAATATGAGAGAATTACGGTATCTAGATTAATTGAAAAATTTAGAAATTTTTTGAAACAACAGTTTGTAAATATAGGAAAAGCGTAAATGCCAATAGAACAAAATATTTTTTTGTTTCCAGTAATAAAATGGGTAATGCCACAAGGATTAGATTTATCTGTTTATGATAAAATAAATATTTATTATTCTTCTAATGAAGGGCAGAATTATACTTTATTAACTACAATTGATTCAAAAGATGGTAATAATACTCCTGTAACTTCATATACTGACCAATTTCATTCTATTACCATGAAAGATAATTTATTTTATGTGGTATCGTATTATAGCACTTCTTTGGATACTTCAACTGATTACATATTAACGTATAAAGAATTAACTCCAAGAGAAAGGAAGTTGACTTTTAATTTGGCCAATATCCTTTCCTCTTTCATTAGCAACACTTTAACAGATGAAGAATTAAGGCAGTATTTAGAGCAAGGGTTAAAAGCGTATAATATAATACCTCCAGCCACAGATTTTACCCTATTCTCATTACCAGCTTCTTTAGAGCCGGTAATTTTGCTAGGAGGGGCTGTATTTGGGGCATATACAAATATGCTTAAAATATCGTTTGGAGATGTATCAATTAATGATAATGGGATATCATTAACATTAAATAGAGGAGAAAAGATAAATCAATTGATAGATAAAATTAATACTAAGTATAAAGAGATTATTGAAGTGTCTAAATTAGATTATGCGTATACTGGAGCAGGTGTAGGCTCGGTACCATTACCTATAGGTATAGGTAATAACTTAGGAAGATCAATAATGAATGTTTTTGATTTGATAGGCGCATTAGGTAGATAATAATGGCAAAGATATCCACAAATACGGAGCAAGTTCCCATAGATAATTTAGTGGTTACATTTGACGAAGGTTTGTATGACCATTATTTAAGCTATGCCGGAATGCCTCCAAGGCATTATATAACTTACATCAACGAAATCAAGGCAGGATTTTCCACTAAATATCAACTTCATAGATTATTGAAGTTTTTAAAAGAGATATTTCCAACAGGAATAATACCTGCAAAAGCGTTACAATATCAGCCAATACCTACTGTTTCCGAACCTATAATTAGAAGATTAGGTAAAATTCAAGTAGTTGAAAAGAAATTTGATAAAGTACAAAGGAATTCTTTAAGAGAAATTGATTGGGAATACATGACCGGTGGAATAGATACTAATGCAGTTATAAACGGGCGGAATGTTGAAGGCCCTAGAGTTTAAAGGAGGAATAAAATGGAAATAATATTTGATAGAAAAGCTTTTTTAGGCTATAAAGAAAAAATAAATAAAGAGAAGTATATATCAAAAGGAGTTACTGAAAAGCTTGATAATGTGCAGAAGGATTATTCTATAAAAGAAAGTCTTCCTGTAGATAAAATAGGAGAAGAAAACATCACAAAAGGAGAAAAAGGAGAATTAAAATTTCCCAAAGCCAATACCGATGAAATGTTTCATTCCGCTAGCAGAGGGGAAGATAAAGTTAAAGAATATGTTTCAGCTATGGTGGATAAATTAGTTAAAGAAGGTTATTCAAAAGAACAAGCTATGGAAAAAGCGCTTTCAGAAGTTAAAGCTAGAGGATATGATATACCTGAGAAAAAAGCTGCAAAATTAACAGATGAAGCCCAAGAATTTATATCCAACAAAATTAAACTTTTAATAGAAGAGGGATATGATCAGGAGCAGGCGGCAGCTATTGCTTACAGTCAAGCCAGAGAAAAAGGATATGATGTCCCAGAGAAAAAGGAGGCAGGTGTTAAGATGGCTAAAATAGATAATATTCAAGAAGGTGAAAAAGGGAAATTGGATTTTCCTACCTCGCAGGATAAACATGACCCTAGTGTTAAACAACCTTATCTTAAGACAGATAAGCCTACAATATCAAAAGGTCCAGAGGAGAAAATAAATATTGAAAAATCTCAAGCTTCATTTCCTTCTGCTGAATTGAAGGTCTCTACAGAGAGTGGTAATGAATTTAAAGAAGAAGGGGATAAAGGGGCATTTAAAAAGATAAATCCTGAACCGGGAGTATCTGCCGATAAACTTAAAGATGCAGATAAACCGTTCTCAGATTATGAACAGGTCCCAAAAATGATGAAGCAATTTAATATAAAGTTTTATAAAAAGCAAGATCCTTATATGTATAAAGAGGCTATGGTAGGCGCAATAGATTCTTCTATAAAGAATATGGAAACGATAGCTTTGGCCTTAGGGAAAAATATATTTGATACCCCAATAGCCCCTATATATGCAGGATTGATACTTGCAAGAGATGTTAATACCCTTATAGTTACTGCTGCAGATAGCAAAAAAACTATATTTACATTGTTAAAAGAATTAAAAGATAAATATATGACTGAGAAGGGGTTTGATAAAGAGAAGTTTAAAGGTGAATTTAAAGGGGCATTGAAAGGATTAACGGATAAATTTGCTGATTGGATGGAACAGTATGATTTTAAAGAAGAATCAGGTTCCAAAAAAGAACCAGGTGAAAAAGGGGAATCTAAAGGCCCTTTTGGAGCTGGTGATGAGAAGAAAGAGAAGGGCGGATTTCCTTTTGGCAAAGGTAAAGAAAAAGGTGAATTTCCATTTGGCAAAGAGAAAGGTTCAGAAGAAGAACCAGAAGATAAAAATATTTTGGAAAAGATTAGTAGATTCCTTTTTTCTTAATTAATTTCCCCCCGCCCCGGATAACCGGGGCGGGGAAGAGGGTTCCAAATGTTTTTAAAAGAAAGTCAAAATATATCAGATTTATATGACCTTTTTTTAACTAAGCGTACTGAGTTTGCACAGTTATTAGGTGTAGATGAAGGTTTAATTACAATTCCTAATATGAATGCTGAAGTTGTACTGCAAAAATTTAAAGGAAATACCCAATTAAATAATATAAAAAAAGTATTAGATGCCACAAAATCTGCGATAGAAAAACAATTCGGGATACGTCCTGAATCTGTGAGCATAGAAACAATATTATTGGGAATGTTAAATGAGAAATTCAAAATAGGGGCTAGGAGTCTGGAAGAAATAACCAATTTACAAGACGTGGTATCTCTTTTATTAGAAGATACAGGGTTTATAAATAATTATTTAACTCAGATGCAGAATATTTTGAAAAAAGAAGATATGGTATTTCAAGTAATAGATGGGATTGAAAAGGAATTTAATATCACAATAGATATAAAAGAGGTAGCTAGTTGGTTTAATACGGCCCCTGTAGGAATAAGTTATTTAAAAATGTCTCCTGAAAAATTATATGGCACGATTATTTCTATCCCGGGGATATGGGCAAGAATAAATAAAATTATAGCTACTTCTTTTATAAAAATAATATCTACAGAATTATCTGAGCAAGGGATAGATGTAACTATAAAAATATTGGATATTACTCCAAAAAATATACGTCATTTTTTTAATAGTATACAGAAAATAAAGGATATAATATCTTTAGTAAATAATGGGGAAATAGATATATCATTGGAAGTTAATTTAGTACCTTTAGAAGGGTGGCCAACAACTATTACAACTTTTGAAGATTTTGTTAATTTTTATAATAACATAAAAGAATATAAAAAAGATTTAAAAGAAGTTCAAACAAAAAAAAGGGAAGAGCAGGAAAAAGTAATAAAAGAGAAGGAGAAGGCAGAAAAAGGGGAAGAACTAAAAAAACAAAAAGAAAAAGAAGAGAAAGAAAAGGCAGAAAAATTTAAAGAAGAAGAAAAAGAAAAGAAAGAAAAAGAACAATTTACAACATTTGAAAGTGAATTTATAAATAGTAGCTATTCTCTAATTAAAAATATAACTAGTAGTGGTTCAATTTATGATTTAATAGATAAGATAAAACCTTATACAGAGAAGAGTGATACATTATTTAAGTTATTTACTATTTTACAAAGTATAAGCGATAATATTACTTCTTTGAATACAATAGAATCTGCAATATCAAAAGCTAAAAAAGAAGTTTTACAATATCATAGGCAATATTACTTAGAAAAAATGAACGATATAAAAAAAGAAGTAGAAGACAATTTGGCAGGATTAGAATTATTTTTTGAGCAGTTAGGTAAACCATTAGATAAAGAGTATAATCTGAAAAATATAATCTATTCAGATATAGATAATTTGCAGAAAAAGATAGAAGGATTAGGAGGGGGTCAATGAATTTAAAATTTTTGTTTAAAAAAATAAGCGAATACCTAGACAAAAATTTAAATAGAGAAGAAACTGTCGACCCTCACGAGTTAGAAATGGGTATTAAAGAAGAAATGGAACATACCGATGATCCAGAAATAGCTAAGGAAATAGCATTAGACCATTTAGAAGAGCATCCTAATTATTATACAAAATTAAAAGAAGTTTTCTCTACTTTAAATAAGAAAGCACAGGCGTATCAAATTACTGTGAATGACAAAATTTACGATATAGATATTACTCAAGAAGTTGATACTACTAATGAAAACTCTGTTATAAAATATTACATTACGTTTAAAGAGTATCCTGATATGTCTTTTGAAATTGAAAATGCAGAAGAAATTCCTGAGCCGGAATTGAAAGATATAATTGTGGATTATATAGTTAATTTTAAAGATTTAGCAATAAAAAGTTATATAGAAGATCAAATTCCGGTAGACCAATCTGATTTCAATTATAAAGATAAGAGAACAGATACTGAGGATTATTATGACAAATTAGGCCAATCTTTAGATAAACCAAAACCGGATGGTGAAAGTAGCATGCCTGTAAGAGAAAAAAATAAATATCCTTATCCTTCCACAGGGTGGTACTCAGACATGAGAGGTTCTTCAGAACCACCTTCCGATTATAGCGATAGCAATTATTCAAAAGCTAAGGAAGGAGATTTACGGCCAGATTGGGCTACAGAAAGCAAATTTTCTTGGATAGATAAAGATGAGTTATTTAAGTTTATGAAATTATGCAAACTGTTTAAGATTAACAGAGAATTGACAAGAAATGCAACTATATATAAATATCTTCCTTTTTTTGTAAAGAATAGTGCATACTACAGGTTATTGGATGCTTATTTAAATATTTTATTTGAGCCAGTGGATAATATTATTAATATTAATAATAGTAATAAAAGTATTATTAATTTAGTTGATGCCTTATATGCTAAGGGATATAATAAATCTACAATTAAAAAAGAAGCATATAAAGAATTTGAAAAGGAGATTTATTCTGATAATAATATAAAAAAAGAAATTAAACAATATATAAAGTTTAAATTTTCTCCTAGATTACTAATAGCGTCGGATATGCGCCCGTATTTAAAAGTAAAGCATATAAAAAATCCTTTAAAAGAAGGGGTTATATTAAATGTTATAGAGGATACCCCTAGCGAGGCCAGGATATATGTATATTGGTTATCAGACGATTCATTAGATTTTGTTAATGAAAATGATTTAATAATTACAGGAGAACCTACTTTTGAAGAGATGAAGAAAGTTAATGAAAAGGAGCAGCAAAAAGTTAGTATGCTTACAATACAAAAGAATCCTTTTAATTGGTATTTAAGCTCTTTCTTGCAAACTTTTAGGGAATTACCTGTAAAATATGCTGAATTTAGAGAATGGGCGAAGGATATAAAAGATTATACTTTATTCGATAGTTTAGAAACTTTTTTGATAGGTACTAATTTAGTTAATATTACGCCAGGGTTGACAAAATTAAATGCTAAAAAAGTGGTGTATGTTTCTTCTGATAATGCAACTAAAGTTATTGAATTAGGGGAGGGCGAAGAACCTCCTGAGAAAATAACAGATGATGCAGGAAAAGAGTATTCTAAAATCGGAGAAAAGAATGAATGATGCAGAAAAAATAATAGCTATTGATTTTGATAATGTTATTGCCAAAGAGGAAGAAAATGGTAAAATAGGCGAAGAAATTCCTTATGCCTGTGAAACTATTAAAAAATTAACTGAAGAAGGGTGGAAAATATATATTCATTCACACCGCGCTGCAGATCCTAAAGAAAAAATGAATATGGAAGTTTGGTTAAATTCAAGGGGATTAAATATTCCTATTATGGAGAAACCATTTGCCAGATTTTATATTGATGATAGAGCTATAGAGTTTAATGATTGGAATAAAGTATATGATAGATTAAAAAATGATATTCCTGTATCTGTAATAAAAACTCCGATAACTACTATTTTACCTGGCATTGAAGAGCATATTAAAATGTTGGATACTCCATATTTAAATGAATCAGATTATATAGCAATAATTAATAGATTAAAAAATTTATATGGGATAAATGTAACTTATGAGGAATTTGAAAAATATAATTCCCAATATCTTTGGGATTCAAAGATATTGAGATTAGCTAATAAATTATCAGCTAATTATATTCAAGAAGGGGATAGCGTTTTAATATTGCATGGTAAATATTTAGGGGAATTAGGCACAGTGTATAGCATAAAAGATAGCGAAGCAGAGATTATATGCGATAGCAATAATAAATTTTTGAGATTTGAAGATTATATGAATAAGCTTAAATATTTCCCATATATATTTAAAAAAGCCTGCAAAGGCCCTTCTAAACTAGTTAATAAATATTATCCGAATGGATTATCTATAGAAAAGATATCTAAATATTATAAAGATAATTTTCCCATGATATATTCTTATTTTGAAGATCCTAAAATTATCGGAGTTTTTGATGTGTATGGTTCTTTATATCGTATGGCAATAGAAGATATTAATGATATAAATATGGATAGATTAAGAGGGGTATACAATATAATACCAAATAATAGATGCTATCAACCATTGAGAATTAGGAGGGGGCCTAGATTTTTTGGAGAGTTTAAAAATTCATTAGCAGATTTGATATGCGCATTATCTCCATATGTAATAGATTTTAAGTTAAGTATAGAGGGGGATAAAGGGGTTATATTATATTTACTATTTGATAAACAAGTTAATGAAGAACTATTATCGAATTTAAAAGAAGTATTGAAAGATTTTAAACATATGGATATAGACGATAATATTAAAGTGGTTCCAGCTATAGATTCGATAGATGTTAATACGGGATTAATTAATAAAAAAGTGTCACTGGAAGACTATAATTACCCTATTGCGACAATTGAAGGGGAATAATGGAATTAGAGGAATATAAAGAAAAACGAGATTGGACCAAAACTCCTGAACCAAAGGGAGATGGATCTAAAGTCTCTAAATTAGTTATCCAGCAACATGAAGCCAAAAGGGCGGGGAACCATTACGATTGGAGAATCCCGTATAAAGGGGTATTAAAGTCTTTTGTAACTAAAAAATTACCTAAAAAGGGAGAAAAGATATTAGCAATTCCTACAGAGGATCATCCATTAGCTTATGCCTCCTTCGAGGGGGAAATACCTGAGGGTACATATGGAGCGGGGAAAGTGACTAAAAAAGGAGAGTATTCTTTTAAACTTAATGAATTCTCCTCCTCCAAAATTTCATTTGAAATTTTGGAGGAGGATATGGAAGGAAAATATACTTTAATAAAATTTAAAAATGGATTTTTAATGCACAGGGGTTAAAAAAACATGGCAGAATTTGATGCATATATAGAGACTGTAGTTAAAAGTGCGTATCCTGGTACCGGAAAAGAAGATGTCATTGCAAGAATAACGTACGATACTTTTTTAAAATATACTTATTTGGTTAGCCAGCATTATTTTGATATAGACATTATGAAGTTATCCACCAGTTTCCCAAAAATTACACCGCAAGAATCTACAGTATTGCAAGAGAATATTAATAATCGAATAAAAGAAGACCTGGTAGAGCCTACGGTAAAAGAAATTATCTCGGAAGATTTTAGTAAAAAGATGATAGAGAAAAAGAAAGATTATTATGATAAAGCAAAAGAATTGATAGTATATGACTGGATTGCTGAAGGGGTTAAACAAATAGGGAAGAAGAAAGAAAATAATTTAGAAGGATATAAAAATACTTTAAAAGAAGATATTTCACATAGAATAAGTAGATTAATCCCTAATAAAGTTCCAAATATTAGAAGTATTTTAAATAAGATATATTCTACTATAATGTTGACATATTATCATGATGAGATTCAAAATACCATAATAGAAATAATTCAAAATTCCAGAGAAATATTGCAACCTTTAATTAAAACTTTAGAGGATTATAAGGATGAAACTTTTAGAGGGTTAAATTTTTCCGATCCTAATAGTGTAAAAAGTTATTTTATAGATAAGCAACCGATAGTTGTAAATATGTTAAAGAATAATATTCAAGATACTGATATACTTGTAGCTAAAAATGCGCAAGAGGCATATAGCATACATCAATTAATAGCTTTGTATATATACGGTAATTTAAAATCAAAAATAGGGGATCCTACATTTATAAAAAGATTACCGGTAGTGAAAAGATCATTAGAATATTATGAAAGTCTTTTCACTACAACAGCGGGATTAGCTAGTATGTATACCGCTATTTCTGTTTTATACGCCCCAGGAACTACAAGGGATAGAACTAAGGAACAGATAGTGGAGAATAAAAAGGAAGAATTTGCTAGATTAGAGCAAGTTTTTGTGGATAAAACACAACAAAAAGAAGTAGCAAGACTAATGTCTATCCCAATAAAGGAAGATGCCCCTGAAAAGTTAGGTAGAGTTAGGGCATTATTTATTACTTGGATTTCAGATTTAATGTATGAAACACGAGAAAATTTTTATGCTGCAAAAACGCCAGAAGAAGCTAAAAATGTATTAGAAGATTTTAAAAATAAAGTAGAGAAATATAAAACTGATTATAAAGTTATACAAGGATTAGAACAAAAAGAATTAGAAGCTATATATACCCCACCTGCAGGTCCTACTTATTTAGGTAAACCTAAGCATAGAGGGATAAATATATTGGAAGAGTACGAAAAAAACATTTCTAAATTACTATTGGAGGCGGAATTATGATAAATTTTAAAGTTGGGCAAGTGGTATCGATACCTAACGATAACCGAGCAATGATTATTATAGGTTGGAATGATAATAAAGCGGATGAGTTATATATGATCCCTTTAAATGATGTCAATACCCACGAAATGACTAATGTCATTTCGGCAGGTATAAATGACATAACGCCTATAATGACAACTGATATAAATGAAGAGGACATTATAGACGTTGAAAATATTCCTGCGAAGGTTGTAAATGCGACTAATAAAGAATTAGGGTATATAGATGTTAAATATTATCATAACCCGGTAATATACACTTTAAAAATAGCTTCTTTAAATTTATCAAAAAAAGAAGTTACTAAAGATATTGAATTATGCAAACATTGCGGTTTTGTAGTTTTTAAAGATAGCAATACCAAATGCCCGTATGAGAATATTTCTGAGTATAAACAAGAGCTTCCTAAAGAAAGGATAGAAGCTACCTCAGTATTAAAAAAGATTTTGAATGGCATGGACATAAAAGATTATATTCCTAAAAAAGAAGCTAAAAAAGAGGAGTATGACCCCTATGTTATAGATTATTCCGAGGAATTAGAGATAGGCACAAAAGTAAGAAAATTTAGTTCTTTGAAAGAGGGAATTATAATTAGCAGAGTTAATAATCAATATGTTGTAGATTGGGAAGGAATTCAGGAATCTTGTTGGGGTCAGGAATTGCTTCCAATAGTGGAGTATAAAAATCCAAATTAAAATGGGATACACGATACGACCAAATCCGTATGGGCAACCTCTAAACGCAGACGAGGAATTCAAATATATCCGTTCTTTGTTTCCTACTGCGGAGTGGGTACCTTCTTTGGTCAAAATAGAAGTGGTACCAGGAAAAATTAATACTTTTTTAATTTCTTGGAATTCTGTGCCTTCTGCGGTCTCTTACAAAATTCATGTTGGATTCTGCCCTATTTTATCTCAGGCAGTAGATCACATTGAAATCACAACTACATCAGTGGAGTATACCCGAGCTGCAGTATTGCCAAATGATGCTTTCCCATATGTTTGGGTAGAATGGGTAGATTCTAATGGCAGTTCTAGTTTGATAAATCAAGATCCTGCTTCATTAGATACCGCGTATAATACTTTCGATGTAAATTATAGCCCTTTGGAACAGGGATATGCTAATTTAACTATAGATAACAATTATATACGATTTATTCTTCAGGAGATTAGAAGAAGAGAAGTAACTATGCTCCAAAACGATGGTGAACCTTTCATATTGTATACTCACCGTTGGGAAGGGAAGAAGTGTAAATGTATCCAAGATTATAGCAAAACCTCTTTAGATGGCGATGATTACTATGGTTTTAATACAGAAGATCCTGATAAAGGGGTTAAAATAACCCCAGTGGATACTAATGCTAATCCAACGTACGAGGGGTATTCACAATGCAATCTATGTTTTGGAACTGGAATAGCAGGTGGATATTATCATGGGATCCCTTTAATCGCTAGATATGGCAATTTACCGACTAGAGTTAGATTGTTTGGGGCGGTAGGTATAGAATTCCAAACTTCATTCAATACTTGGACCCTATGGAGTCCAAGATGGCATGAACATGATGTTTTGTATAGACCAGCAACAGGGGAATATTTTGAGGTAACAGACCCAAAATATGGGACTTGGCGCGCAGTACCATTGCATCAAGAAGCTACGTCTAAAGCTATTCCAAGAAAAGATGTAAGATATTTGCTGACAGATAGTAATATTGATATAGGGGTTTCAGCTAATGGTTAATAAGTATATCATTCATGGTTCAAATTATATTAAAAAGGTAACCGTCGCTGCATTGCGTCAAATATACGCAATGCAGGAAGAGTTCCCTATATACAAATACAACGACGATACTTCTGCGACTAACATATTGATATATGGCTACTATCCCCCAACAGCCATGGCGTTACCGTTGCTGGTGGTGAGGAGTCAGAGTTCTACATATCATAGAGCAATTAGTGATATTCAGGGTGGATTTGACGAGAAAATAGATATAGTAGATGGTGAGGCGGTTACAAAAAAGTATGCGTTTGGGTTCATTGAAAGTACATTATACATAGATATTAATACTTTCACTGATGAGGATCGTAATGCTTTAACTGATTTAACTGCTTTTTATATTAGATACATATTCCCAGATGTTTTATTTAAATATGGAATAGGATTTAATAGTGCAAGCATTACCGGTGAAACTGAAAAAGATTGGTCCGGTAAGAGAATTTTTGCTAATAGTGTACAAATGAAGGTGTACACAGAAGTTCAATACAATAGAATAGATCCGTTAATTTATATCGAAAAATTGAATTTGACATTGCAAAGTTATATTTAAAGGAGGAAAAAGATGGCAACATTCACAGGAGGTTTTGTAAAACCAGGAGTTTATGTAAAGGAGATATTTGAAAGTCAGGCTACGGGATTGCCCGGATACTTTATGCCAATAGTGATAGGGCATACTGAAAAAACAGGAGAAGGGATATACCAAGTAAAACAATTAAGCGCGATAGATGCAAATAATAATGCTGCCGCTATATATGGTACTTATTCTGTAGAAAGTGGAGATGTAGTAAATGGTTCTAAAATTAAAAATAGTATTTCACTAGCAGAATCTATATTAAAATCTAATGGTATTACTGAATATTATGCATTAGCGCTTAATCCTACTGATGAAGTTACAAATCAGCCGTTAGATTTAACTACAGAATCAGGATTAAAAACTTCATTTGAACAAGCATTAAATAAATTATTGCTTTTTGGGGATGCTTCACCTTTATATTGTATAATCCCATTATTTCCCATGAGTAAAACATTTAATAAACTAAGTTTAGATGCATTAATGGGACATATAGAATTTACTAGGAGTATAGAAGAGCAGAAGCCTAGAATAGCTATAATTGGGAATAAAACAGGCTCAGATACCGGTGCCAATGCTTATCAGCAATATATAGATACAGCTACATATATAAAGAGTCCCTTTATAGCATATGTATCCCCTTCAACAGCAACTTATGCTATAGGTTCCAATATGGAAAATATTGGGGGTGAATTTATAGCATCCGCAGTGGGGGCTAATGCTTGTAATCCTACAGAAGACCCTGCTATGCCTATTTCAGGAAAAACTGTAAGAGGATTTAATACTATAGTAGACCCCTTCCCACTTTCTACCAAAAAAACTATGGCAGAAAGTGGTGTGCTGATAGTGGATGCATCGGATAATAATAGAATCTTAATGGACCTTACTACTGATCAATCACAGATCGTTATCTCACAAATAAAATTTATAAAAGTAGCTGATTATGTGGGGAAAGTATTAAGGACTTCATTAAAATCGTTGTATATAAATACCAAGTATTTAGGAGCGGTTACATTAAATGCAATTACTGTATCATTGAGAACTTTACTCCAAACTATGGCAAGTAATCAGATTATATTAGATTATACCATAGTTAGTGTTGCTCCTGATCCGGCGGATATAAGACAAATAAATATAGTAATAGGTATTAGGCCGGTACCTGATGTAACTTGGATTTACGTTCAACTTAATGTATCTTTGTAATAGGAGGATAAAATGGCTTTTATGATACCACGAACATTAGCAAGGTTAAGACCTTATTTTTCATTAGAAATAGGAAGTTATAGCCCTAAGTATGACTTTACTACTCCTGAACCTGTAATCCCGGATAGTTCAACAGGAGATTCTGTAACCTACAACCCAGTGGGAACAGTGCAAGAAGTAGATATAACAGAATCAAGAGAAACCCAATTATGGAGAGCAGCCGCTGGAGATCCTACAACTAATCTTAGTTGGGTAGGAGTAGAGAATGTGCCAGGAATACCGTCATATTCTTTAAAAATGTCTAAAATATTATTGTATGCAAAAAAAATAAGTGATACATTTTATCCTGATAGCTTTTCTCTTGAAGCTCAATTAGAAGCAGGATATAACAATGGGTTTGATATACTTGCACAGTATAAACCTATAGCTATTAAACTTAATGCATATGCTCCTACTTCAGGAGACAGTACCATTACTTTACCTTCTATGTCCATGTATTTTTACAATTGTTGGTTTAAAAATTTTCCGTTGAGATTTTCTGTAGCTGCAGAAGGTAGGGATATGTTAATGATACAGGAAATAGAGTGTAGTGTGGCTTTGGTTAAGGTAGAAGGTACTGGGAGCATAAAAACAAAAAAGTAGATTTGTAATATATTTTAATTTTGTTCATTTTGCTTTGCAAAGTAAGTTAAGGTGGCACAGATGGCTAAAGTAAAACTACCCCGGACGCTAGCAAGGATTCCGCAATCTTGCGTAATCCTTGCGTCGTCGTTGGGGAATGTTGATTTTAGAAGTTTACTTATAGATAAGCTACAAAATGCATTTATACCATCTACAGCTGCAAAAGATATAGCAACAATATTGTTAGCTAATATTGAATTATCTTACTTAGGGTTTTTACAGGATTTCAGTATTATCCAAACCAGAACGGTCAAATCTGTATATAAATTAGGGGAATATGAACCTAGTGTTAATATCCCTCAAAATGTAACATATACAGGGAAGGCTAAAAGAGTATGGGTATACGAACCTAATACACGACCGTCACCTAAAACAGCGGCCACTTTCGAGCAAAACTTGGGTTTTGCTCCGGGGATTAAGAATCAATTAGCTCCTTTTATAATTGTGCAAAGATTGTATAGTCCCCCAGTTAAGCCCACTACAGATGATTGGGATTGGGATGTAGAGAATATGCTAATATATCTTGATTGTTGGTTTACTAAAATTGATTGGAAATGGGATTATACCGGAAGTGATAAATTTTACACTACTGAAGATGTTGACTTCACAATAGGAAAAATGCTAACATTAAATAGTTTCCCTAAGGGAGGGGGACGACTTAATGTACATAAAATAACGGAGAAATGAAAATGACAAACACAAACATAAAAATAGGAGTACCTCCACAGACTGAAACAGCTAATGAAGCTGATATAATAAAACTGATCTGTGAAGGGGTAGCGGAAAAAGAAGTAGTAATAAATAATGTTAAATATGATATTTCTTTGCTTACTGCGGAAGAATCTTCTGATTTTGCTAAAGAAACCGGTCATTCATTAGCGGAAATATCAACAGATATGAAATTGATTGATATAATAAAATTGCCTTTAATTAAAAGGGTAGTAAAAAAAATATCCACTCAGAAAGGAATAATAACAGATAAAGAAAAAATAGGAAATATTTTGTCAAAAATACCTGTAGCTGTATTGGATAAATTGTTCATGGAATATATGCAATTAACTGCTAATGTTATGAATATGTTTGCCACTGATGAAAAAAAAACTCAATAATTAGCGAATATTTTCCTATTTCCAAAATATATTGGGCGATTTGTAGTTATTTTAAAATATTGCCCAATGATCCTTTGTTTCGTAATCTTACTGCTGTGCAAATGTATTGGATAATATCAAATATAATTCAAGAGAATGAGGAGCATAATAAAGCTTTAAATTCTATTAAATCAAGTAATAGTAAGACTTTTTCTAGTAGAGATGGTTCATTAGAAGAGTTCTTGAATGTATTCAAGAGGTAAAAATGCCTGGTGAAAATATATCTGCAGCTCAAGAAGAGTTTAGTAAAATGTTAAAAGCTGCTCAAGAAACATTTAAGGAAATAGATAAAGTATCGGCAGATTCTAATGCTTTAAAAATTGCATTGCATAAAACTTATGAAGCTCAATTAATAGACTTATTAAAAGGATTTGGTACAGAAGCAGGAAAACAACTTGCAGCACTTACTAAAGAAACAGAAGTATATGCAAGACAATTTGGAGAAGCGCAGAAAAAAGTAGAACAAGCAACAATAGCAACTGGAAATGATTTTGTAATGGTTACTGACAAATATAAAGAAGCTATAATTGAACAAATAGAAGCTCAAAAGCAATATGAAAATGGATTGGCTGGAATAAAAGCAGCTACAGAAGCATATTTACAAGCAGAAAAGTCATTAGAAGAAGCGGTTCGGAAGTCTGTAGTTTTACGAGAGCAAGCAAAAGAGCAAGCAAAAAAAGATGCTGAGTTGGAAAAAAAGGCTCAAGATTTAAGAAAAGCTTCTATAGCAGGGTATACCACATATATAGATGCACTTAAAAAAGGAGCAGGGGATACCCCTATAATTAAAAATTTAGGGCAATCAATTTATTCTCTTTCTGCGGCTTTCAAATTTTTTGGATTAACAAGTTTTAAAGGAATAGCAGAAAACATAGCAAAATTAACAGAAACAATAGGCCCAGTTACAAGTATATTTATGCGATTAGGTTCTTCTATAGGGGCCGCCCTTTTAGCCGCATTTCAAGCAGTTCAACGAAATCTTCAATTTATTTCTTCTCTAGCACAAACTACTAGTCTTACTACTAAAGGGTTAACTGATACATCTGCAGCATTAACAGAACAATTACGTGGTTCAATAGGAGTAATGGATACCACTACGTTTGGAATAAATAATTTAACCACTACATTAAAAAAAGTTATAACTGCTATACCATTAACAGGAGATGTAATAAATAATGTTGGGGCTGTGGTAACTTCGAATATACAATACTTAGCTAGAGGTTTTGTAACATTAGGTTTTTCAGCAAGCGATGCACTATCAAATGTAGAAAATTTAGCTGAAAAAGGGATAGTTGAATTTACTAATAGATTAACAACAGGCGTTTCTAAATCGATACAAAGTCTTTTGGGTTTTATAAATGAATTAAGAAATTTTGGAATTAATACTGCAAGTGCTTTAAATTTTGTTAAAGAATCATATCCGGCATATCAAAAATTAGGATTAAGTATAAGTGATTTCTCTAAAGGATTTGGGTATTTAGGGAAAATATTAGGCGAGATTAGAGAGAAAGGAAAAGATGCTTTTTCATTATTTTTGAAAAGCTCTGAAGGAATGTTAAGCACTATGAAATTAATAGCTAGTGAAGGAGATAAATTAACCGGTATGACTTTAGTAGGCTATCGTATGATAGCTGGAGTAGGACCTACTAATGTTTTTTCTAATGTTATGGATTTAGTAAAAAACCCTATGTCTACTATGCAGAAATTTTCTTTACAGGCAAGTACTATGTTTAATTTATTAGGTAAAGATATAAATACTTTTATGACATATACATACAGTAAAAGTGATGCTATGGCTAAAATATTCAGCGAAATATGGGAAAATGCTAGAGAGAATACTGATACATTTACAAAAAATTTACAAGCACTTGGGCGAGGGGAGACAATAAAAGGGTTAACTATTAATCAAGAATTGGTTAGATTGGCACAAAGTCAATTAGATCCTTTAAGTTTAATGGTTAGATATTTAGAGCAGATCGTTTATTGGTTGGAATCTAAAGGTTCTTGGCTAGTTAGAATTGCAATGAAAGCGGTATAATAAATAGGAGTAATAGATGGGAATAACACAATATTTAATTCCTGAATTAAAAGATCGGAGAGTATTATATTATCCCGCAGAGAGTTTTGCAGCAATAGAAGAAAAGTTAGGGAAAGAAAAATTGAAAACAGAATTATTCAAAATATCTACGTTTAATTTTAGTAAATTAAAAGAACCTTTAACAAAATTTGTAAAAAGGTATTATGATTATGATGCTAATCCATTTAAAGGAGTGAATAAACTTAAAAAAATAGAATTTCCTAATGTAAATAAAGTGGATTTCAGAATGAATAGAGATGTCAGCGAAATTTATGGATTATACGGATTTGAATTAGTGCCTTGGTATGTGAAAGCGAATACGCTGGTTATAACAGGTACATATTATTTTGGAGGAATAATTTCAGAAGTTGATATTTTAGATAGTGATTTAGTATATAATAAGATTAAAGAAGATTTATTTGATACAGATAAGAAAATAAATACAACAGATAAACATAAATCTTTAATAACTGTAGGGAGAATTACAGAAGCTAATAGTATAGCATTAGTAGGAATAATAAAACGATTTGATATAGAAGAATCTACTGAAAGTCAATTTACTTTTACATATACTGTTGAATTTGTAGGGATTGATTTGTGGGGGTACCTAGGTGATTAGAGAGGAATTTAAATTAAATTTCAAAGTGTATGTTTATCATTTTAAAGATGTGTATAATCTATTAAAAGCGTATAGCTTAGAATCATTAGTTTTTACAAACATAGATAAATATAAATTCCAAAACGATTCTGTAATTCCTTTATTCTCTACTTTATTTAGTATCCAATCACAGGTTGAAATTAGTCAAGATAGTAAAATAATAAAATTAAAAGATAATATAGATAATCCAGTGAAAAATTATTATTCTTTGCTATCTTCTTATATTGAGGAAAATTATAAATCATTCCCATGGCTTTTAAGTGTGTTAGATAAATCTGCGGAGAAAAAAGAATATATTAAGAAGTTTTTAAATACATTAAAAGACAATTTAATTGAAGATTTTACAAAAAATATAGATAATATTAGTAATGGAAAAATAACAATAGAGAAAAAGGATATTACTAAATTTGTATTATCTATAAATCATTCCAATTCAGTAGAACAACCTTCTAATAAAGCCACTATAAATATAAATATAGATAGAAGATCTTCCATATATGAACAAATTAAAAATGAATTATATGATAAAGATACTAATGAACTTTTAATAAGTGAAAATGATATTGTAGAAATCAGAGTAAAATATCCAAAAATATATGATCCTTTTCCTGGCGAATATTATGATGATGATGGGTATTACAGAATGTTTATTGGGTTTATTTCTGAATTAAAAATATCAAAAAGTGCTTTAGAATATATGTCTTTATCCTTGCAATGCGAAGGAATATATAAAATATTAGAATTGCAAAAAGCTATATATACTACTGCTTTAGGGCAATCTCAGCTTTTTGAAAAAAATACAGAATTACAAGATGTGAATGTAAATATTTTTCAAAATAAATTTACTAGAATGTCAGCTAAAGCAATATTTGAAGATATATTATCCTCCATATTTTTAAATGGTTCAAATGAAAATATTAATGAATTATTAGAAAAAGAATCTACTTTAAAAATTAAAATACCTACAGCGAGTAATGCTTTTTCTTATGATATACCATTAAAACAAGATATAGATAAAGTTAATTTTCAATTTATAACTTATATTCCTTTATTATATATTTTAGTAAAATTTATAGAAACTAGAGATACCACTAGCAAATTAGATCTTTCTTTTATATCCGCATACCATGACGGTATAGATATTCCACCTTACGAATTAGCTATTCAAGAGGCGTTCAGATTATTTTACCCTGTGTTAAAAACACCTTTAGATATACTAAGAGAAGTAGTTATTAACACTTTTTGTGAATTTTTTGAAAATGATCAAGGGGTGCTTATATTGCGCACCCCAAAATATAACCAAATAGATTTATTTTATGATTTTTTAGAAAAAAATAATTCCGAAATTAAAACAGATAATAGAATAACATTAGATAAAGATATAACAGATGTAAATTCGGATTATATTATAATCCCAGAGAATATTATTTCTTACTCATATGATCAAAAAGATCCTTCTATAGTAACCAGAAGCGATATGCAATTTTATTTCCCATTAAATGGACAACCTTTGCCTACTTACACAGGACATTATACTGATCCTTATCTGTTAGCTAAATATGGTATGCGGCCGGTAGAGCCAATGAACAATCCTTTAAGTATTAATCCGGCTATAGCAGAAGTGTTATCTCCCTTAGTATTAGCAAATAAGAATAAAAACGCTAGAATTATACAGATTGAAGTTATAAATAATAAGCCATATAAATTAGGCTATCTGTATTTTATTCCTACTGATTCTTCATATAAAGAACCATTGATTAATTCTGAAATTAATACTACTCTTGAAGGGGTGGAAAAAAGGATATATGGGTATGTAGGATATTTAGAACAGAAACAATCTTCCTATGCTCCTTTTAAAGGATTTACTACAACTTTGACATTTACTTATGTTAGAAAAGCAAATATAATTGCTAAACAAGTAAAAGGAGAAAATTTTGTTACAAAACCAACTTATCAAAAATATATAGAATTTAAAAAGTTACCAGATACTGAAACCATTTTAAATTTAGCTTTTAAATTTAATGTAGATAAAGCTCAAGGAATGGTAGAAAAGCAAACTCCAGCGGAGAAAGAAAAAGCTTCTTCTATAACTACTTCAGAAATTAGTGAAAATGGGTTTTATATAATACCTAATGGAGAATTATCTTACAAATATAATTATAAAAGGGAAGTATTAGAAAATTCAAGTGTATCATCAGAAAATATTGAAGATTTTTTATACCCTTTTGCTGTACGGGGAAAATTTGAAAGCACGGTAGAAGCTTTTGATAATACACCTAAAAATAAATATTTTCTTTCTTATTTGACTATATTAGATAAATTAACATTAGAGACTTCTTATGAAATCGCATTTGAAAAATATAATAAATTTTTTAAACCAAGTATTGAGAATTTTGTTAAAGCAGTAATTAGAGATTATATAGATGCTAATAAACTAAAAATAGCAGAGGTAGAAAAAAGGCTTAAAGAAGTAACAATTGATTTTTCCACTATTGAAGTTAATATAACTAAACTAACAAATATAAAATTAAAACCAGCAACTGTTTTGACTAACAAGGTATTTTGGATTACTGTTAAAAGTAATACAGGAGATTCTAATTTTGATAGAATTGCACGATCTTTTGGGTTTATAGCATGTTATCCATTGAATAAACTTCCTAAGCCTTCTTATTATGCCATATGGAAAGAAGGGAATTCTAAAGAAGAAGGATATATTTTAAAAGGATTTGATTTTCAAAAATCTATTGAAATAACTAATGATGATTTTTTATATAATATATTTATATTTAGAACAACGTCTTCAGATAAGGTTAAGGGATATGACATTCAAGATATGTTAACTCGAAGAGTACTTTATACTAATAAAAATGCAATACATGCCAATTATAACTTTGCTAACTATTATAAAGATTATAGCATTTATAGTGTAATAAAACCTATGGACACAGAATTTGAATTTTATAAAGTAATATTTGTTATTCCTAGTGAAATCCAATTTAGGGGAACTACTGCTGAAGGTATACAAATGGAAGAGTCACAGATAGAAGTAAGTAAATTAAATATTGATATTCCATACAGTGGAAGATGGTTTCTTTATGAAAAAGCACCTAATGAAATTAAGTTTACAAATATTGAGAGATTTATAGAATATGAGGATTCTAAGTATGGAGATACATTAAAAGAATTTGAAGAGAATATGCAAAATTTTTATTCGTTGAGAAGATTTAATTCAATAGATAATGATAATAGTCTATTATTAGTATGGAATTTTGTATATTTAGATAAAGAATTTGAAATTTTTAAAAAAGAAGTAAAAAATTTATATGCATTTAATTATGCTACTTGGGAAACAGGTACAGGTAAAAATACAGATTTTGCTGATGTATATTCTGGCAAGGTATTAAATCTCAATGAGGTAAGAACAAATGAATTTAGTCTTTGAGATAGGGCAAGTAATAAGATATTACCCGGACGAATTAGCTGCAGATGTCCAGAATTCTATAGGGATTATATATCAAAAAGTGCCGTTTGTTACTTCTTCATCTATTGTTATAGGCCCTCTGGAACCTTATATAAAAGAATCTCCTTTAGAAGATACTCCGCCAGAAAAAGCGCCTACAAAAGGAAGATTGATAAATACAGGCTCTTTTGTGTTATTAGGAAGGTTTCCTAATATAGATAAGGTAGCTATAATTAGTGTGTTAAATGACGATTTAACTATATTAGGGTCTACAGGATTAAATGTTAATCTATCTAGAAATTTCCCTTTATTATCATTAGTAGAATCGGGGGATATACTATTTACAGCGTTAGGTAAATATAAAGAAGATCCCTTTGTAGATATAAATGATACTCCTAATAGATTTAAAAGGGAATACGGTTCCTGGTTATTGTTAAAACATTTTGGGGATGCTATATTATCAAATACCAATTCTTCCGCGATAGTATGGCTTTTGCACGATGGAAGTTTAAAATTATATGGTACTACTTATGAAATTTTAGGGAAAACTTCTTCTTTGTATGAAACTGAAAATGGGGATTGTTTACTTTCTAGGGGTAATAGTATTCAAAGTGAAGATTGCTATGTAAAGTTATCTAAAGATAATGAGTTAATTCTTAAATTCCCTAATGGAACTATAGTAGGCAAAGAGGGGGAATTATCTGTAAATACAACCGATCTAAATTTAAATTCTACTAATGTTAATGTGCAAGCAGTGGAAGAATATAAGAATATAGAGGAAAGTAATACTTATTATACTAATTATAGTGTAACTGCTAATAATATAGATATATCTGCAAACTATTATACTAAAGTAATAGATAATATAGCTGAAAATATATCCAAGGATTCATATAGCTTAATCCTTACAAAAAGTAAGGATACATCAGAATTAATTTATTCTATTGAAATAGGAGATAAAGTAAAATTAAGTGGAACCACATCTGAATATTCTATTGAGGTGGATAAGACTTCTTTAAGTTTAGATGAATCTAACGCTACTTTAAATACTGATAAAATTAATATAAAAGCTAAAGAAGTAACTATAGATGTGGATGGTAATAAATTAGTTATAGATAAATCAGGGGTTAAGATTAAACCTACTACTATGGTGGAGGTTGGGGATAATCCTACCCATTTTGTTGTCGTCGCCCCAACTGCCGGCAGTGGGCCGGCGTTGTGGGGACAGCTGATGATTACCCCTAAAATAAAGGTGAGTTTGACATGAATTTATCTAATGCAGAAAAAGCAACATTGAAAAATTTATTGCTATCAATAAGGCAATTATTGACAGTATATAAAACCCGATTAGTCAATCAAGCTGTAATTATTTCAGCGGTTAAAGTACCGCTTGGGATGTATACAGGCGCCTATAAACCGGTGGAGTACAAGAAACCTTACATCTTAAATGCAAATAATTACATAAAAAAAGGGGGAGAGAGTTCTGTTGAATCGGATCAATTATTTTTGAATGCAAGTAAATATACCCAAACATATGAGAGTATAAAAAAATTTTACAATATAACGGGTATATATATAGAGGGCGACTTTATGCGTTGCACTCGTGAAATTGATAATTTAAGCAAAAACATAGAATATATTGATAAAGTGATACAGGAACTTTGAACATGGAAACCATAACCTACAATTCAGAATCTTTTGATATAGGGATATCCGACAATGACATAGCTACTTCGGATTATACTGATCCCAAAATTCTAGTTGATAGGTTCATAAGATGTTTAGTGACAAAACCTTTTCAAATACCGCTTGTTGATGGGGGGAGTAATTCTACTAGAATGTTAGATTTAATTAATCAAAGATATTCTGATGAATTACTCATATATATTCGTTCATTTATTAATTCTGCTATGAATTTTGTTAATGATTATATAAAAGATAATGAAACAAATATAGTAACTACATATATGAAAGCTCACCTGGATGCTACAGAAGTTCCTATATATACTATAAGCGAGATAAAAGATATTACTATAGAGCAAAAGGCTAGCACATTAGAAGTGGCTATGACTTTAGTCATTGGGAAAAATACTTTCACGGTAATGATTGGAGGGGCATAAGATGGCATTTTTCACACAGCAGCAATACATAGATTTACTAGTTAATGAAATAAAGAAATACAATCCTAACTTAGATGTTTCTGTAGGTTCAACTACCCGGGATGTTTTTGTATACCCTTCCGCAGCGGCATTATCGTATAACGCCGCGCTTCTGGAATTAACTTCTATTTCCCAATCGGTTTCATTGATTGTAGAAGCCATGGATAATACAGATTTAATTGCTAGATTAGCTGAAGCGTTGAATATTAGTCCTGTGGATGTAATAACATTATTGCAGCAGAGCATAGACAGGATAGGGAATAGTTTGAATTTAACCAGAAAAGCGGCTACTTACGCCAATGGTTTTGCCTATTTTTATGTATCTGGAGTACCTTCAAATGATTTAACAGTCCCTGTTAATACTGAAATTCAGACTTCTTATGGAGTGATTTATAAAGTTACGCAAACTACAGTTTTAATGGTAGCTAATATTAACCAATATTATAACCCTGTTTTGCAGAAATATGCGGTTTTAGTGCCGATACAGGCAGTAAATTCCGGTTCAAATTATAATGTTGCCGAGCGGGCATTGATATTTTTTGGGCAGAACCCACCTAATGGATTTGAAGGGGTAATCAATTTAGTGGCTATAAATAATGGTAAGGATATAGAAAGTTATACTGATTTTGCGGATAGGATAAAAACGACATATGCAGGGGTTAATATAGCCACAAAGAACGGGTTGAAGGCGTTAATAACAAATAATATTTATGTTAATGATATCATTGTAATTACTTCTAATGACCCCGAAATGATTAGAAATGAAGGCAAAGGCGGGGTAGTAGATATCTATGTAAAGGAAAATAGTCCTACATTAGAAGCAGAAACATTTACATATAATACCACAGAACCATATATTTTAAGCAAACAACCGGTATTAGATATTATCCAAATATCAGGAATACGTGGTGGGGTACAATATAGTTTTATAGAGAATACTGATTTTGTGTTGCAGTTTGACACTAATGCAATATCTAAAAATTCTACCATAGCAAAGGATAAAATAGTATTTATTAACCCACCAGATCCTAATACAGAATTTACTGTTACTTATGTTACCAATTATATCATGCAGCAAATAAAAGATTTATTATATCAAGATGATTATTTACCTTTAATGGGGAATGTAAAAGACAGCGTGGCTGTCAAGATGGGGGAAGAAGTAAAAATAGATATAAATGCAAAGGTTAATGTATTATCAAGTTATAGTAAAACTACCGTGGTAAATGATATTATTGGTAGAGTAAACGGATATATAAATGATTTAAAATTTGGGGAAGGGATAACTCAAAGTGATATTATAAATATTATAGAGAATACGCCAGGGGTTCAAAGCGTAGAAATCCCATTACTGAAATTTAATGTTTCTGGCCAATCGGAAGTAGTGGATAGGATTGATATAACTCAATTTGAGTATTTGGTACTCGGGGAGATTCTGATACAATGATAATAACTCGCAATGAAGACAAAGCATCAGTAATAGCTTATTGGGAGCCAGTGCAAGGGGCAGTGGAATACAAAATAATGTTATCCGACAATGGATATAATTTTACCCTTGCCTTTTACACTTATAAAAATTATTTTAAATATGATAATTTAAATCAATATAAATTATATACTTTTAAAGTAATAGCAATAGACAGTAATAATGGTGAAACTTTAATAGGAGAAGAACAAATCTAATGCTAAGTGGAATTTATTCAAATCATTATGATAATTTTGCAGAATTAGTAACTGCATTACCTAGTGATATTTTATACCCAAAAGATAGTTCTGTAATTCCATACAAAAAAGATTCTTTGTTCTTTTTCTATTTGCCTTCAGAAATTAACAGACCTTTAGATATATACATAAATGATAATTTTCTATACTCAGTAACGGTTGATGATGAAGGATATTTATTTTTCTCAGAAGATATTCCTTATGGCGATTTTGAATTGAAAATCAAAAACGGGAATAATCTTGTTTATTCTAATAAATTTTCATCTAAGTATGCACACGAATTTGTTTATATTATCAGTCAACTATTCAAAGATTCTAAAATAGAATCTTTGAAATTATTTAATGATACATTTTTAATGGAAGGCGATTATTATTCTCAAAAGATAAGGGAAGGGGCTTTAACTGATAATTATGGTAGCTATTTTGATTTCCCTAAACCACCGGATTGGGATTATGATTTCTATCATAAAGTCCTCATAGCCGCCAACCAATCCTTGCAAACTGCTAGCAGTTTGCAAGGGGTGAAGGGGATAATAAAAGTGGTAACCAATTATGATATAGATATTGATAATTTATTGCCTTTGCAAGAATCTGAAGATTTTGTGGTAGGGGATTCCAATGTGGATAATCCTGTGAATTCTTTAATTCAAAAAGGATTTACATATGTAGTAAAAATAAAACATCAAGGATTTGATAGGCAGGATGTTCCTGTAAAAAGAACAAGAAATTCCAATATAGATACATTAGATAATGATTGGATAAATATATATGCTCCTGTGATATACAATGAGTATGATTTTTGGGGAGAAAGTTTTGATATTGACCCTAATAATAGAACATATACTTTTACAGGTGAATATTCTCAAAATTATATAAGTGTATACTTAAATGGATTATATATCCCCTCTACATTATATACTTTAAACAACAATTCCATTACATTAGCCAATTCGTTAGAATTGGCTAATGGGGATACTTTGTGGATTACAGGGTATAAATTTGATGATAGTTTATCCAAACGAGAAGAAGTATATACTATACCTGATAATAATCCTGTGGAATATACGCTTTCTTATCCCTGTATTCCTTCTACTTTAAGGGTATATTTAAATGGTTTAATGTTAGCAAGAAATGTTAGTTATACCTTTGATGGTACAAAAGTAACTATTTTAACTGCTACTAAACAAGGGGATACGTTGATTTTAGAATATCATTCTCAGGGTAATAACTGGTATAAGCAAGAATATGCAATATTAAATAATTCACAATATACATTGAATACTTCAGCAAATTTAAAAAATGTATGGGTTTATCTTAATGGAATTAATTTAAGAGGAAATGGGTATGATTGGGATATAGCAAGTAATATTATAACTTTATATGTAAGTGTAACGGCTGGGGATAGTTTGTATGTAGAATATATTGAAGATATCCCTTATGGTAATAATGTTAAAATTTATCAAGGAAATCAATTTTATTATCAAGATGTTGATTTTCTTATAAATTATCCTAAAGGGCAGGTGATATGGTTAACTCAAAACAAACCTGCAGATGATTCTGTGTATTTTGCAAGTTATAATTATTTTCCTAAAACGATTTTAGAACATTTATTTAAATATGTAACTCCAGCAACTATAAGGATTAAACAGCAGTATTTATACACAAAAGGGACACAAATATTAGTATATAACCCATATTTCTGGAATGGGCAAGAAAATCCAAGTGGGGATATAATTTTGTGAGAGGTAAAAATGAGAAATGATAATAAATATAAATTTTTTGCAAAACAAATATTAACACCTGAAGTGTTAAACAATACTATTGACACTTTGGTTGAGGATATAGGTCAACATTATTTTATTCATCAGGAAGGTATAATTCCTGCTAAAGAGATGTATAATTTGACAGGTAATAATAAATGGCAATTATTTAGCGATTTTGAGATTACTGCAGCTACAGGATTAAATGTAAATATCGGCCCTGGAGTTGCTATTAATAAAAATGGAGAATTAATAATCATTCCTACAGATGATACAAATACATATGACCCTGCTAATGTTACTAAAGTTGATCAAGATGGGAGGCTTATTCCACAATCATCAGGACATTTAACTATTCCTATTCCTGCGGGTTCCACTAAATATATTTATATATCTTATTTGAAAGTTACTAAAATTAGTAATGTTGAACCACACCCAAATTCAAATGATGAGTACACTTTAAATACAGAAACAGGGGATCTGAATTATATTCATTATGTCAATGGATATAATATAGAATTATTTGATACTCTACAAATAGGGACAGATAAGATTTATTTAGGTAAAGTTACCGCAGATATTGCAAATGTATATATAGATATGAGTGGTAGAACATTTGCATATATACCAGCTACATATATAAAAACGAAGGTCCCTGCCGCTAATCCTACTATCAATTATAATTCAGGGGATTTAGTGAGTATAGAAAATCACATAAATTCAGTAGGGGATATTACAGCTATATCTAAAAATAATCCACATGGGATAACAATAAATAGTATTCCAGATCTTGCTAATAGATTTAATATGTTTTCTACTCATGGTGAATTGTTCAATGAAAATGGCTTAATAGATAAAGATAAACAGATGTTACCTATTATATTAGGATCAGGACTTCGAGGGGTACCTTATGTATCATTAAATCCTCTTTTAAATGACCAATATATCCTTTTGAATACAAAATTGTATTCAATTGAGGCTATTGTATATTCCGAAATATTTTTGAATAATATATTACAGATGTCTGCTATTACGTCACCTACTTTTTATGTAGATTTTCCTACTAGTAGGGCTAATGGTGTTTATTATATCGTTTTGTTTGAGTATACTGTAGACAATGTTGTTTATATTGCAGTAAAGGCTATACAAGCTACTAATATAGGTACTTTAAATAAACAAACCGTTTATGATTTAATATTACATCCTGAGGGGCATGGTATTGATTTAAGTTCTGAATTACCTGTATATATAGTGAATTGGCAAAATGGAAGTTTTGCACAAATAATAGATCCTTTTTCAGATACCATGGTAGATTCTATAGATATTAGAAAATTTGGATATATAGGTAATACTTTGATACATAATACAGCATCAAAAGATATATTCTATTTAGATCATAATTTAATTTTGAATAATAAGAGTATCACTGTATTTAATAATACATATTCCGATAAATTAACTATACAACCTCAAACTAATTATATTGATTTAACTGGTACTAATTTGAATATTGGTTTTGATAAACTATATGTAAAAGGAATTACAGGGGATAAAGATTTTAATATAAATGGGGTTACTCAAATTAATGGCGAATTATATTTAAAATCATCTAACAATGATGCAGTAATATATAGGTATGCAGGGAATAATCCATATATTAAATATAACAATAGCACGGGTACTTGGCGAATTTCTAATGATGGTACTTCAGAAGAAGATATCAATATGTGGTCCATGCCTAGGTGGTTGAAGTTTAATGTTGATTATAGTAAATTTTCCGTAGCTGGTACCCAGACAAGTTATAAGATTTATGACTTACCTGCTGGGGCGGTTATTCATATGGTTAAGATAAAACATTCTGTGGCGTTTAATTTATCACCATATTATTTATCTGTAGGGATATATTCAGATTTAACTAAATATACTTCGTTATTTGATGTTAGTACTGCAATATCTTCAACAAATTTTTATTTAGCTACTAATAATATAAGTGAAGATCATGATAATACTGTTGAAATATATGTGCAAGCTGTAGCGAACGCTAATTTGAATGGAGCTTCCGCTGGAGTGGCGGATATTTGGTTACTAGTAAGTATAGCTAAGTAAGGAGAATTTTATGGCGGTGATTGAAAATAAAAATAGTAATATAAAACCTGGTACAGTTATGGCGTTTCCTATTAATAGTGTTCCAGAAGGGTGGTTAATGTGTAATGGTGCGGCATATAGTCGTACTGTATACAATAAGTTGTTCGCTGTAATAGGAACAACTTATGGGGCGGGGGATGGGAGTACCACTTTTAATGTGCCGGATTTTAGAGGTAGATTTTTGAGGGGATATGGAACAGATCCTGCTGACCCTAATAGATATAGCGATGCAATAGGAACATATCAAGCCGATGGATTTAAAAATCACGAACATCAAGTTGTGGGTTATTATAGAGGTGTAGAGGGTGATGGTGGAACGGCTGTTCACGCTTTTTATTTATCAGGTGCAACCGCATATACACAGGTTATTCCAATAACAGTTGGTGGTGGGTTAGAAACAAGACCTGTAAACATGGCAGTAGTATATTGCATTAAATACTAAAGGAGATTTCAATGGCAAATATTAAACAAGTTTATCAATACGATTCAAACACAAAAGAGTTCATAAACATAACATTAGCCCAAGAATCCCCCCTCGAACCAGGTGTTTGGGCGTTACCGCCCAACACCACTGAAATTGCACCGCCACAGGTGGGGCAATTTCAGAAACCGGTGTGGAATGAAACAACTAAGCAATGGGATATAAAACCTGATTATAGGAATGCTAAAGTTTATTCCACAAGTGGGGCTAATATAGGTCAAGAGATAAAGCTTGAACTTGGGCAGGATTTAGGTACCAATACATTAATAGAACCGCCGAAATTGACTAAATTGTATGAAGAATTAAAATGGCAGGGTTATTGGCTTATTGCCAATAACCCGGAGAAGGGGATGGAGTTGATAAGGGCAGAACGTAATAGATTACTAAGTTCAACAGATTGGTTAGTTTTAAGGCATCAAGATGAGATAGCAAGAGGGGTTACGACTACATTAACATCAGGACAATATCAAGAACTTCTAAATTATAGACAAGCCTTGAGAGACTTGCCGGATAATCCAAACTTAGATGTATTTAACCCTGTTTATCCCGCAAAACCAAGTTGGCTACAGTGAGAAAAAAAATGACAATAAAGGGGATATATAATAGAGAGGATCAAACCAATGGCACCAAATAATGATATGCTTTTTAAAATGATTCATGACTTAACCGTAGAGCATACAAAAGCGGTAGATTCTTTGGATAAGTTATTATCTCAATTAAATGATATTTTAAATGAATTAAAAGAATTAAATAAAAGGCATATTGAAGATACTGATAAATTCAAGAAAGATTTGGAAAATAATCATCATAAAATTAATAAAAGTATAAAATATTTAATATGGGTAAATATTGGAGCATTGACGATTCTGTTAATAACTGTAAAAGACCCTATAAATTTATTAGAGCATGTATTTAAATTTTTTGTAAATCTTTTCTGATATGAGAAATAGGAAAGTAAAAATTGAAACACTTCAACAATATATGAAAATTTTGAAAAAAGAAAGATATATCTTTGCTAAGTATAAAACAAATTTAAAGAAACTAAATGGGGGACATGTAGGTTAAAATGGATTACGCTTCTAAAATAAGATTGTTAAGAATCCCGCTGGATGAAAACTATAAAGAGGTTTCAGTATTATATTTATATGACCCTATAGCGAACGCTTTTGCTCCCGCTAGTTCAGTGCCATTTGACAATGACACTTTAGCGATGAATGTTAATATAGTGGGAGGATTATTACAAACTCAGAATTTACAAGTTACTTCAGATGCTGTAATAGATAAAAGCAAGACACAAATAACAACTTCTAATGGTTGGCAGTCAGTTATATTGGATACTAAAAAAAGTTTAAATAAAACTATAACTATAAAAAATGCAGGGACTCAGGATATTTTAATAAGAATATCAGGATCTTTAGATGGCGAAGAATGGGATATATCTTTATTAGGAGAAACTTTATTAACTCCTAATAATAAAGTTATTATATACAATAATAAATATTATTATTCTATGACAGTAGATGTACGCAATGCGGTAACTAATATGAGTTCTACCGCAATAGTTAAATTTGCTGGAATCGCAGCGTGAGGATAATATGAGTATACTAGATTTTTTAAAAAATAAACCCTTAGAAGGTGGAGCTGTAATACAAACAGACAGTGGAACCACTACTTCAAGAATCATTACTTTAGACGAAACTCCTACATTCATATCTGACTTAAATCAAAATTTATTACAAGTTAATAATGATGGTTCTTTATCTGTTAAACCAAAAGAGCGGATTTTTGCGGGGGAAACAATAACTACTACAGATTCTTATACTAATATTCGCCCTGTAAATGGTAATTTTGATACTAAATTATTAGCACATAAGACATTTATATGTGCTAATATAGATAATAAACCAGCACTTTTAACGGTTAAATATACTTTAGATAATACTTTCTATTTTGTAACTCAGTCTAATATTACTTTGAATGCTAGTGAAATATTTTTATTAGATGAAGCTAAAGCTATTATGGCTATTAGTTTTGAAGCGAAATCTAAGAATGTAGGGCAACCTACAACTTTATATTCTGTAGGCTATGGATTTTAAGGAGTAAAAATGGGTTCAATAGTATTGAATTCTCAAACTGGGGAAGTTAATAGCACCGCTATTATTAATATTAATAATCAATTAGCGGATTCTCAAGGGACTATAATAAATCCTGCTAAGGAAGATGGTAATTTACAAACAATATCTAGTGAAATTGTAACTAAATTAAATTTAACTTTATCAGATTTATTAAATGGAATTAAAGGAATAGATAATAAAGATATATCTACTTTAGAACAAAAAATTATCGATTTACAAACATTTTTAAATAATAAATTTAATTTATCTATACAAGATTTAGCTAATGCTCTAGAACAGATAACAGTTACTATTGATAATATAATAGGAATTAAAGATACTTCAGGAACGCAAATAAATCCTGCTACTTTAGAAAGTATTCAAGGATTAAATACTTTACTTACAGATATAAAAACTTTAATAAATTCATTGGATACAAAAACTATTATAGTAAATACTAATGATGTTAAGATTACAAGTTCAGTATTACCTACTAATGCGGCTAAAGAAGCAGGAGGGAATCTTGATTTAATTAAATCAAATACAGATAAAATAGATGTTTCTTTATCCACCAGAGCAACAGAAACTACTTTACAAAATATAGATACCAATGTAATAGCATTAAGTCCAAAGGTTGATGCTATTAAAACTCAATTAGATACACGAGTAAGGGGTCTTTTTGATGTTAATGGAGATCCTATAAATTCAGTTTTAATACCTATAACAGGTAATAGAAGTATATCTAATTTAAGTGCCACAATAGATCAATATTATGCTTTTAATAAACAGATGTTTTATTATGGATATTCTGTATCTATTGGTGGTAATGATACGAATGTTATGGCACTAATAAATCCTGTGGGTAGTGGAAAAACGATTTTAATTAAAAGAATATGTATAGCAAGAAATCAAGATAATAATAATGGAGTTTTCTTTTCTATTAGATCAGGGGCTACGGTATCTTCAGGAACACCAGTAACTCCATTATCCACAATAAGTGGTGGAACTTCAGCTGCAGTTTTATATACCGCTCCTGCGGTAACTGCCACAGGAAATTTATTATGTGTTATGGCATTAAATTCAAATGAAAGTAGCAAGCAAGAAGATTTTAATTTAATATACGGATTAAATACAGGAGAAAATTTACTTATAATAGGCAACGCTACTGCTAATGGAACTCCGTGTTTTGTTACTCTTAATTGGGTGGAGGTATAGAATGTTTGATGTAATAACTTTAGACTACCCTCAGTTTACGGACATAGTAACAAAGAAAAAGGCAAGAATACAGTATATTGAAAAAGAAAATCAGTATTGTCTATTTGCGTATGATGGACCAATAAAATATTACACTTGTATTTATAAACAAGACCCAAAGATTGATAATTTTAATTGGGTTCAAGAGCAAAATAATTTAAATGACTTTGAAAGTAAATATAAACCTATTGCTAATAGACCTATCAGTTTTAGTCCTGTGGAAGGTGAGAGCGTTTTTAAATCTTTTTTGTTAGAAATTCTAGATAACCAACAGCAAGGAATTATATCAATAGATATAGCGGAAGTTTACGGTAAGGATATAGAATTAAGAAGGGTTAGACCAAGACCTGTTCAAGCAAAAAAGGGAGATAAGGTTCATTTTGAAGTCTGGGCTAAGGAAGGATATGGGTTGCCTACTGATGCTCCTTTACGAAAATTCGGAGAAACCTATCTTGAAGGTGGAGATGGCTGGTCTGGTCCCTGGTATGAAGGAGTAGGGACTGCTCAAATTTCACAAATTTTTATACTTAAATTAATATATGATAAAGGGTCAGATTTAACTTACAGGAGATTTTACTTGGATGTTGAGGTAATAGTTTGATGAGAAATTTAGATTATATTTTAAATCGTTTCATTCGCAAAGCTCAGCAAGAGATAGCAGAAGTTCAGCCGTCTGAAAAGGGGATAATTATTGTTTTTGAAGGATTAGATGGAAGTGGAAAATCTACTCAAGTTAAATTGTTAGCTTCTATTTTTGAAAAAATAGGAAAAGAAGTAGTAGTATCTAAATGGAATTCAGCTAATAAAATTTCTGATATAATAAGAGAATTGAAAAATAAAAAAGATTTAAAGCCTCAAACTTGGATTTTATTAGAAGCAGCCGATTTATATGAAAGATTGCGTACTTGTATATTACCGGTCGTTGCTAGAGGCGGTATTGCTATTTTAGATAGATATTATTATACCGCTTTGGTAAGAGGGACAGTAAGAGGATTAAATTTAGGATGGATCTATAATTTATATAAATATGCTCCTAAACCAGATTTTATATTCTATTTTAAAGTAGATCCTTCCGTATCTATGACTAGAGTAATTAAAAGATCTAAAGAATTGACATTATCAGATGTAATAGATATAGATCATTCTTTAAAATTTTATGAAACTGGACAAGATGTTTCATTAGCAGAAAATGCATTGGCAAATTTTTATATGTTTCAAAAAGAAATGCTTTCTTTATATGATTTAATTTTTAATGAATTAAAAGATAAAATATACTATATAGACGCTTCAAAAGATATTTTTTCAATATATGGGGATATATTAGAATATTTAAGAGAATATAAAATATTACAAGGGTTTAGAAAATTTAAAGATATTGTTTATTTTGTGGAATTTCCAAAAGGTTCAGTAAGAGTAGCTGGAGATAATAAATTAGTAATGCCATGTGAATATGGATTCATTCCCAATACATTAGGGGAAGATTTAATGGAAATAGATGTTATAGTTGGGGATAATGAGAATAGCAATAAAGTAATAAAATTTTATCATCATAATAAAAAAGGGAAATTTTCTGAAGTAAAATATGCTATAGGGTTTTCTTCTACTCAAGATGCTATAGAACATTATTCAAAGATATATCCTAACAGAATACTTAAGTATGATGAATTAAATTGGGATATGTTTAAAAAGGAAATTAATGAGAATAAATTAGATCCTAAAACGCAATTTGTGGAGAATTTAATAAAAATAAATATAGGTAAGGGATATGAAAATAGTAATACAGAGAATCAAACAATTTCCTGATTGTACTATAGGGGAATTATATTTTGAAGATAATAATAATTCTAATTTGTTTTGTAATACTTTGGAGGATGTTGTAAGGCCAATTTCAGAAAAAATATATGGCAATACTGCAATACCTGCAGGGGAATATATAGTAATAATAGATTACTCTAATAGATTTAAAAAAGAAATGCCACATATATTAAAACCTGATTTTTCTGAATTAGCAAATTTCAAAGGAATTAGAATACATCCAGGTAATACTGCAAAAGATACAGAAGGCTGTATACTTGTAGGAATATGGGATAAAAAATCTCCGTATATTATGCAAAGTAAAATAACATTTGATAAATTTATGAATATAATTGTACCTATATTGAATAAAGAAAAGAAAATTTTTTTGACAATAAAAGATACATTAAGTGAGGGAAAGGCATGAAAAGCATAGAAGAAATCATAGAATATTTACAGCCAGGTGATTGTGTACTTCTAGGTGGGAAGGGAGTGGTATCCAGGGGTATAAAATGGTTCACAGATTCAAAATATAGCCATGCCACTTTATATGTAGGCGGAGGAAAGAATTATATAATAGAAGCTACATTAGCCGGGGTAGAAAGAAACAGAATACAAGATGTCTTAGTTCATGCAGAAAGAATATGCATAAGGAGAATTCCTAATTTAACTGTAGAAGAAGTTGAATTAATGAAGAATAAAGCATATTCATTAATATATGATTCATATGATATACCACAATTTATTTCATATATACCTTATTTTTTATTTAGGAAGGTAGGAATTAATTTACCTTTTTTAGTATTTAATAATAGACAGAAGATGGTATGTTCTGAATTATATGGGGTATGCGCATTAGCGGCAGGAATAAAATTATTTAGAAATATCAAATTAATAACCCCTGAGTTTTTATATAGAACATTAAAAATGGTAACCATTCTTGAGGAGGACCTAAAATGAATTTAAGAAGTTTATTAATGAATAAATATATACCAGTAGATAGTAATTTTCATTGGGTACAAATACCTGCTACAATAGATATTACTGGAAAATGTTATGCATCAGGGGCTAAATTAGATACTATATCTATGACTTCAGTGGATGTACCTGGGAATACAGCTACTAAAGTATTAGATAAAAATATGGATAGGATAGGACATTTTATTATTTCTGCTAGCCCTTTTTATATTGGAATAGATAGTTCAGTTACAAATGTAAATGGAATATATGTACCTGCTAATACTAAATTTTCATTAGATAATGGAAATATTTGTTATGCTGGGGAAGTATATGTATATTCTACTTCTGCTATAAAAGTTAATGTAGTTGAATACATTTTCTAAGGATGAAACCATGATAAGGAAAGAAGATATTAAAAATGGTGAAATAGTAGTAGATAAAATAGATATAGATAAAGATATTTCTTTTAATAATTTTAAAATTACAAATTTAGCCGATCCTATTAATAATAAAGATGCAGTTAATAAACAATATGTAGACAATAATTTAGCGGGTCTAAATTGGCAGAAGAGTGTTATAAATGTAATAGCAGAAAGTTCTTTGCCTACAAACCCATCAATAGGGAATCGCTATCTTTTAAATTCAGGAACTAATATAAATAAAATAGTTGAATGGGATGGTTCACAATGGGTATATTATAGCCCCTCTGCTAATTGGGCTTTATTTGATAATACTAATGATCAAGGTTGGACATATAACCCTGAATCAGCGGATTCTTTTAAATGGCTACAATTTACCGGTACTGGAATGATTACAGCTGGTACTGGATTGTCTAAAATAGGAAATACTTTAAATGTTAATTTAGGGGCAGGGATAACGGAATTACCTACAGATGAAATAGGTATAGACTTAGATACTAATAGTGGTTTAGAATTATCTTCATTAGATACTTCGGGGAAATTACGATTAACAAATACAGGAGTAACCCCAGGGACATATCGTTCTGTAACTGTAGATGTTAAAGGAAGGGTTACTGCAGGAACTAATCCAACTACATTTGTGGGATATGGTATTTCAGATACTTCCGCAAATTTAGCGGCAGCTATAACTGATAAAACAGGAACCGGTAAACTTGTATTTTCTGATTCCCCTACTTTTACAGGTGATATATATTTTCCTAGTGGAAAATTAAGTTCATTTGGCAATTTAGCTCTTGGTACTTATAATCCAGGGCAAAGATTAACTGTTTCAGGAGATATATCTATTATTAACGGAGGGGGTATTAGATATGAGGATACCGCCCCTGTTAATAATATATTAGTAGGAGATGGTACAAGATTTGTCAGTACCACGCCAGGTTCTTTAACTAAAACAGATGATACTAATGTAACACTAGCATTAGGAGGAACTCCTAATGCGGCTTTATTAAAATCAGTAAGTTTAACATTAGGTTGGACCGGGACATTGGCTATTAGTAGAGGTGGTACGGGATTAAGTTCTTTAGGTATAGCTAATCAATTATTAGGGGTTAATTCAGGAGCAACTGCATTAGAATATAAAAACATATCTTCTTTACTTACTGCAGGCTCTGGAATTAATATAACAGGTACAACTAATGCAACTATAGCTAATACAGGAGTTTTATCTTTAAATTCTTCCACAGGGTCTTTAACATTGCAAGGAACGACTAATCAAGTAAATGTATCTACTGTAGGTTCTACTATTACTCTATCTACTCCACAGAATATACATACCGGGGCAACTCCTACTTTTTCAGCCTTAAATTTATCTAGTTTAACTTTAGGATCTATTTTATTTGCAGGATCTAGCGGTAGCATTAGTCAGGATAATACCAATCTTTTTTGGGATAATACCAATAAAAGATTGGGCATCGGGACAGTGTCTCCAGGGTCAAAGTTAGCTGTCAGTGGAAACGCTGTCATTGGTTCAGGATATGCCACATCAGCGGGACCAACGGATGGATTAGCAATTCAGGGCAACGTCGGCATCGGGACGACTTCTCCAAGTGAAAAAGTGGATGTTGTAGGAAATATTAAAACTAATTCTTCAGTTATTATTAATCCAACACCAAATAATACAACAGCTTCAGGAACTATTATAAATGCCACTGCGGGTGAAAATTTAAGTACAGGCGATGTTTGTTACCTTAAATCGGATGGAAAATATTGGAAAGCGAATGCTACTTCAAGTTCAACTATGCCCGCCTGTGTAATGGCTACACAAGCAATAAGTGCTAACACTACAGGTAAATTTTTAATTCAAGGGTATTGGAAAAACACTGGATTATCTTTAACGGTAGGTGGTTTAATTTATATGTCAACAACTGCAGGTGGTATTACTCAGACTGCCCCAAATGCTACAGGAAATCAAATTCAAGTATTAGGATATGCTACTGCTTTAGATACTATTTATTTTAATCCAAACTTAATGCTATTGGAGGTAGCATAATGGCTATCTCTAAAATAGGTGGAGTATCTTTAAGTTCACTTTCTAAATTGTTTGGAGTTCCATTATCAAATATTACTAAAATTGGTGGAGTTGATAAACAACCTTCAGGAGAAATTTTTGAATGGATAAATCCATTATCAGGGTATAGTTGGTTTATGGGTGTAATAGATAGAGATAGAAGGACTTTATGGTGGTTGGATAATACCCAAAATATAAGAAAAACGGATATTTATACTTTACAGACTATATCATATCCAACAAATGCAAATGCTGATAGTGGTTTAAATGATAATGGTTATACAGAAGTAGTAGCTACTCATTGGGGATATTGGGAACAAAGTTATCTTTATAGGCTCAATAAAACTACGGGTCAGCTTACTACGGTATTCTTAGATTATAATGGAAGGAAACAGAATACAGTAAACGAAGATGATTGGACTTATTTCTTTATACCTTCATGTGAAAAAGATACTAATATTGGTGTGGTTTTAAAATCAAATAACAGTTATAGTGAAATTAGTATTTTAGGGGCTACTTATACTACACAAAGAGATGGGGCAAATAATTATTTTTGGACAGTTCGTGGAACTTATAGTGGTTATCCTCTTACACTTATTAAAATAGATGCTACGACTAAAACGATAGTAGCGACTTATGATGTCCCAAATAACTATGCGGGAATACCATTTGTTTATTATAATGATTATTTATATTTGTTAAATTCAGGAACAACTAATTTTATGAGATTTAAAATTTCAAATGGAACTTTTGAAACTTTACCAAGTTGTCCAGTAAATACTCTTACTGATATATATTATGGATGTAATAATATATATAATAATAAACTGTATGTAGGTAAAACAGGAGCTTCAAATGATGGTAAGTTGTATTACTATGATTTAAATTTAAATCAATGGAATTATGATACGATTCCTTATTCTTCTACAGATTTTAGGTTACAAAAAGTTTCGTCTACTGGAGAAATGGTTATTTTTGATACGGCAAATCAAAAAGTATATATAAGGAAAAAAATATTATGAAAATAAGAATTGATAATAATGGAAATATAATTGCAGTTTGTATTGATTCTATCACTTTAGATAATTCAATTAGTGTTCCTGATAATCAAGATGTATTACTTAATTCTAATAAATATGTATATATAAATGGAAATATAGAGTTAAAAAATAAAATAGAAATTACAACTGATAAAGTTGATACGAATAATAATGGAATTCCAGATACTTCTATAGGTAATTCTCATTTATTAACTTTCACTTTTAAAGATAAGGATAATAATATTTTAAATATCTCAGGCGATTTTTTACTGAAAGTAGTTACTCAAAAATTAGATAGAACAATTGAAGAAACCGAATATACAATTTCAATTAATGGAGGAATAGGGACATATTCTTTAACAAAAAACAATAGTGGTATTTATAGTTGTTTTATTTATGATTTTAATTACTATTGTGAGTCTATAAATATAGAATTCATATAAAGGAAAAATATTATGAAAATAAGAGTTGATTCAAATGGAAATATTTTAGTAGTAGCAAGAGATAGTGAGACAGTAAGTGATTCCATATCAATTACAGATAATGAGGATTTAATTCAGAATCCAGCTAAATATCAATATATAAATGGAACTTTGGTAAAAAGAAATTATGTCTCATTATCCACAAATAAAACGGATACCAATGGTAATGGTATTCCTGATTGTTCAACAGGATTAAATCATACTATTACTGCCACTTTTTATAATAATGATGATACTATAGATACTTCTGTAAATGGAACATTTAGTTTAATATTTTCAAACCAAAGCGGGCAGAGTAAAACTTACAGTATAACAGTAACAAATGGAGTAGGAAGCATTGATTTGGCTTCTGATTGGAGTGGAATTTATAGTGTGATAATAAATGATTCAACAAGATATTGTGAAGTACTATTTATTGAATTTGTTTAAAATAATAAATAAAAATTGTGGAGTAAAGAATGTCAACACAAATTGATTTAAGCAAGCAATCAAAAGATGGTAGTTTAACTTCACAGAAAATAGCTAATAATGCTATTGATGATTCTAAAGTATCTTCTTTATCAATAAGTAAAATTACAGGGTTATCAGATGATTTATTAACTTATGTGAAAACAGATGGATCTCGCCCAATTACCGGAGATTTACAAATTAATGGAAGTATATTACCTTTAGCATATAAACTTCAATTACCTTCTACTTCTCTAACTTTTAATGGAATTTATATAAGTATAACAGCGGGGGAAGCACTATCAAAGGGGAATACATTAAGAATTGCATCTGATGGGAAATTTTATAAGACTAATGCTACTAATTCTTCAGGAGTGCCTTGTATAGCTTTATCAGTAGATGATATATCTACAAACGGGACTGGGAGAGCTTTAATACTAGGTTATTGGCGAGATGACACAAAAGTCTGGACTGTTGGAAATCCAGTATATTTAGCCACTACAAGTGGAGATATTACGCAAACAGCCCCTTCAACTAGTGGGAATCAGATTCAAAAGGTGGGAGTGGCTGTGACATCAACTACAATATATTTTAATGTAGATCCATCTATATTGGAGTTAGCATAAATGGCAATAGCAAAAGTTAAAGGATTTTCAATTTCAAGTTTATCTAAGATAAATGGAATAGCTTTATCTGCTATTGGAAAAATTGAAGGATTTGATAAACAACCTTCTGTTACTTATGAATGGGTTTCTTTTTCATCAGTTAATCCAAGGGGACAAGAATTAGATGGAGATGAGTCTCATTTATGGTATGTAAGAGAAGGTTATCAATATTTATATAAAAAAGATATTTACAGTGGTTCAGATGTAGCAACTTATACTTTATCTGGAACTCAGATTTCATTAGCAGCTCATAGTAATACAGAAGTTTTTTGTAATGTTTTTCAAAATGGTAATCATTACAGAATCAATAAATCTACTGGAAATATCATTACAATAAGCACATCTGGTAGTAATAGACAAGCACCAGTAAATTTAGATATTTTAAATTATCATTATGGGTTAGGTTCTATTTCTCCAATAGTTTGTATAAAGAAATCAGATAATACTTATACAACTATAAGCACTTCTGGGGGAACAACATGGGGATATTATGCTGAAGGATATTTATGGGTATGGTATTATTATAGTGAATACAATAAACTTGTTAAAATAGATATAAATACAAATACAGTAGTAGCTGTTTATAGTATTCCTATTTATGGAGTTGGACCATATAGTTATTATAATGGATACTTGTATTTATTTGGTTGGAATATGAAACAAGGATATAAATTTAGAATTTCGGATGCAACTTTTATTGCATTACCAGATGCACCTGTTAATTTAGGTATAGTAACGAGAGCCGGAGAAACAAAAATATTAGATAATAAATTATATGTAGGTAAATGGGATTCAACTGCTAATAATACAAATATATATTATTTAGATCTTATAAATGAAACTTGGGGATCTATTACAATACCAGGAGTTACTGCTGGAACTAATTGGAACTTATCTTCAGTATTAGAAACTGGAGAAATATGTATAGACGATAGAACTAATAATAAATATATAATTAGGAGAAAAGTTGCTTGACATGGAAAATAAAGAATTAAAAGATTTATTAAAAGAAGCAAATAATCAACTTCAATTAAAAGCTCGATTCTCATATAATATTAATGTCTATATGACTTCAATTGGAAATGATGTGATAGAAGTAAAAGAGGATATTTTTCCTAGATGGTGTTTTATTAAAGGGGATAAAAAACAATGTAAGGAATTTTTAGAAGATATTGCAAAACTTTGTGGGGTTGAGGTAGAAATAAAATGAAATTTTTAATATATATATTAATATTCCTTTTTGTTCAATCTGCGAAATGTCAGGTATACCCTTCATCATTAGCTAATGTCAAATTAGGATATGATGCCGGGGCTAATTTGACTTCTGGATCCAATAATACTTTGTTAGGGGCAGGGAGTGGCAATAAGGTATCTATAGGTTCCGATAATACTTTTGTCGGGTTTTTATCAGGGTATTATACAACTACCGGGAAAGGGAATATTTTTGTAGGTAGCAATGCAGGGATATATAACAATACAGGGGAATATAATGCATTCATAGGATATAAAGCAGGATACAATAATACTTCAGGAATTAATAATGCGGTTTTAGGGGCGTATGCTTATTTATATCCTAAAATAGGGGAGAATAATACCATTATAGGTTATTATGCTGGGAAAGGTATTTATACCTCTTCATACACGCATACTACAATTATTGGGGATTACGCGGGGTATAATTTAATAACAGGTTCTAATTCAGTTATTATAGGCAGTTTGACGGGGTATAATTTGCAAACAGCATATAATTCTATTTTAATTGGAGCAAATCCACAGGTAAATTCTATATATGATACAATAAATATAGGGGATACTTTTATAATTGATAAAAAGAATAATGAAGCTACTTTGTATGCTTCATTAAAATTAATGAATGTATTGGAAGGGGAAGGTAAAAATTTAGTAATAGGAACTGATAATAAATTATATTATACTAAAGGGCAGATAAAAATCTGCCATGAGATACCTCAAGGGGAAAAGAATCAGCAGAATTTGGTATTCTCACTAGCGCATACCCCTATAATAAATACAGAAATGATTTATTTGAATGGGATATTACTTATGCCGGGAAGTGATTACAATATGAATGGGAATCAGATAAATTTCTCATATCCCCCTTATGAAGGGGATATACTACAAGCTTGCTATGAGTTTGAACAAGAGTAAAAAAAAGGAGGAATAAAAATGGCAACACAAATTGATTTAAGTCGACAAGCAAAAGACTTGAGCTTGACAACTTCTAAGATAGCTAGTCAGGCTATTACAAATGAAAAGATACAAGATGGAAGTATAGATAATTCTAAAATAGCGACAAACGCAGCTATAGTTTATAGTAAATTGAGTATTGTAGATGGAGATATTGTTATCTCAAAACTTAATACTACTTCAGCTGATTTTGATTCTACGGGGCAATTAAAAACAGGGGTGGTAGGGGATCCTGAAGTAAGTGCATTATCTATAAGCAAAATAACAGAATTAAGCACTGAATTAAGTAGCTTCTTGAAATTAGATGGCACCAGAGCAATGACAGGTATTTTGGATATGGGAGGATATAAAATTAGCAACTTAGGGGCAGGTTCACTTAGTTCAGATGCCATTACAAAATCCCAATTAGATTCTGCTATTTCAGGAGTTCAATCAACAATACAGAAATTTACATGGCTGAATGCTGTTATAGACGCTACAAATACTCCACCGTTAAGTCCTAGTCAAGGCGATAGGTATTTAGTTACTGCTACCGCTTCAGGAGCTTGGGCAGGGCATGAAAATGATATAGCTGAATGGGATGGAACGCAATGGGTATTTACATTGCATTCTTCGCTAAGTGCAGGTACATTTATATCGGTTAATACTCTAAATGATAGATTAGATATGTGGGATGGTACCAATTGGGTCTATAAATATTTTGAATCTACCACAGCGTCTACTGGATTAACAAAAGTAGGGTTTGATATCAGATTAGATAGTTCTGCGGCTGGTTCAGGTTTACTTTTTAGTTCAGGAGTTTTATCGGTCGATGTAGGTACTACAGCTAATAAAATACTTAAATTAGATTCTGCAGCAAAAATACCGGCTGTAGATGGCAGTCAATTACTTAATGTAAACGCAGATAAACTTGATTCGTTAGATTCAACAGACTTCTTAAGGGCTACTGCGAGTTCTTCTGTTTCAAGCGGGAATACGCTTACTATTGCTAGTGGCGCAACATTTTCCATTGCATCTGGAGCTACTTGGAATTTAGGAGGAACAGCAATAACTGCAACAGCTGCGCAATTGAATAGTTTAGGAACTATAGTTACTAGAGAAACTCCTTCGGGAACTATAGATGGCTCTAACAAAGTATTTACATTGGCAAATACGCCTATATCAGGCTCTGAAAGTGTATTTTTGAATGGTATACTCCAAAATGCAGGAGTTTCCAATGATTATACTATATCAGGGAATACAATAACTTTTGCTACCGCTCCTTCTGTAGGCGATGTCATATTAGTAAATTACAGATATTAAACTACCTCACCCAGGGCAGAGGGTTTTTAAACCCTCTGCCCTTTTAAAGGAGATGAACCATGAGAATACTGAGAGTAGATGTCCCATTAAAAAAACACAAAGAATTGAACATATATCCTATAGGTGATATTCATTTTAATAGTCCTGCGTTTATAGAAGACCTTTATAATAATTGGTGTAATATAGTTAAGAATGATAAACATGCTAAGTGTATTATATTAGGTGATATTATTGATGAGGACCGCCCATCAACCAGGAAAGAGCGAAAATTAATGTTTGGTGATCGACCAGAAGCGTATTATGCTGAGGATAAGCAGCATAAATATTTTTTAGATCATAATATTATTCCCAAATATTTATCAATTTTAAATAAAGATAACTGTCTAGGAATGATAGATGGTGACCATCATCGTTTATATGTTGATGGTTTAACCTCAACGCAATATATTTGCAGTAAATTAGGTGTTCCTTATTTAGGGGATGGGCAAGCTATTATTAGTTTAAGTTTTAGGGATGCATACCACGGATTTATTTATAATATGCATATCCGCCATGGCAGGGGATATAACGCAAAATTAGGTGGAACATTAAATAGAAATTTAGATTTTCAGGAAAAAATAAGGAACATTGATTGTTTTATCCGAGGGCATTCGCACAATGCGATGATTAATTCATATTATACTTATGAATTTGATGATAGAAAATTAAGATTAAATGATAAATTAATATGGATATTGAACGTTGGATCTTTTAGAGGCGGGTATATCCAAAACGAGAAAGAAACTAATGGTATTACAGACTATGCAGAATTAAAAGAATATGGCAATTCCACTCGTGAGCAAGTAAAATTAACTATTATGTATGAAAATAAGATTGAGAGGGGTAGAATACTAATAGCTAAAGGGCAATATGTTTAAAAAGGGGGATAGATGCAAATACGTGGCAATACACAAATAAAGACTAAAACAGTAACTTTAGATGAAATTGATAATTCCGTGTTTGAAAGTGGTCAGTTGTACATAGACAAAGAAGACCATACCTCCGAATGCAATGGTTCAAAAGTATCTTTTGTTTTAAATTACGAATGTGTCCCCGGGTCAGAGCATGTTTTCTTGAGAGGATTATTAAGGAAAAGTGGAGTTGATTATACATTAGAAATAGATAATAAAACTATAACATTTACACAAGCGCCTTATACCGGGGATGAGTTGGTGATTTCATACAGGAAAAAATTAAGTTGACATTTTGATTTTAAAAATGGTATAATTTTTTTAACAGGAGGAGAAATGACGAAAGAACAATTGACAGAAGAAATAAGTAAATTAAAGAAATTAGCGGAATCTGTGGTTAGTTTAAAGGAAATAAAAACATTAGATAAAGAAGCTATTTCTAATATAGCTTTAGTTATCAAATCTATCATAGCCGAAATTAATAATATCAAAGCTGAGTTCAAAGACACTACCGGTGAAGAAGCAAAGGCATTAGCTGTAGAAGTTTTGTTTGATTATATAGACCCTATTTTGAAGAATAAATTAGGTGGTGTAGGTAGATTCATATATAAAATACTTCCTGAAAAGAGCAAAAAAGCTTTGATAGGTAGTATAATTGATTTAATATATAATACAATAAAGCAGCAAATAATTAAAATAAAGAAGTAATTTAATGGTACCTGCCGGGCCTCTGGCCGTAGGTAAATATCCGACCGATATTTACCTACCCCCATGCAGGCAGGTCAATTTTAAAATATACCCGCCACGCCTCTGCGAAAGCATGCGCAACCGGGCGGGTCTTTAAAACGGGAGGGTCAGCCCCCCAGGCGGCCTGGGCCGCCTGGACATGGCGTCGGAGCCCCAGGCTGACCTGTTCCCGTTCCCTTTTCCAAGAAAAATCATGTCTATTGATCGCATATACCAAAAAAATAATCCTGCCATTGAGCAAGAATCAATTCAAGATGTAACTATCGTTAAAGAAATATTAAAAGGGTATCCCAAAGAAGATCAGAGAAAATTTAGGGAGATATACGAAAAATTTAAAGATGAAGTAATAAAATGTATTAATGAAGGGTACATAGTCAAGATGTTGAAGATAGGTAGTATATTCCTGCGGTATAGGGAATTTATTAATTTATGGAGTTTTAAAGAGAAAAAAGTTATAAGAATAAGAAAAGTTAAATCGTATTGGAAAGCGAGTAGTAAATTTTTTAATTTCTATACATTCAAAGGGCCTAAGGTGGACCTTGAGAAAGTGAAGGATAGAATACTTAAAAAGAAAGAAAGAAGTGAAAATAAATATAATGAAATGCATGCGCAGAAATTAGAACGATTAAAAAACGGGGATATGTCGGCATTAAAGTCTATAAAATATTTTAAATTACCTACAGATAAAAGTAGCAAACCAGATCCTGAGTATAAACCAATACCAAAATTGACGTTACCATTAAGAATGAGTATCGCCCGCAGGCATGTTCGTCAAGCGATTATGCAAGCGATTTATAAGTACAAAAAAAATATACGATTTATAGAATATTTAGAACAGCAAAATATAAAAATATCGGAGAATACTTTACGCAGAATTCAGGATATTTTTAATATTATGGATGAAGAGCAATTAAAAAAATTTGATGGGTATTCCATTAGACAGACGTATGCTTTTCAGTTTATGAAATTTAGGCGGCAGAAGATGTTAAAATTCATCAAGCAAAGTGAGATAATGAAGTACCTACCGGAAGTTGTGGCGGATAACCAATTTTTTAAGGATATAAGAAATAAGTACAAAATTAATTTTAATAAGTAGTTGACAAAGGTTTTATTTTTTGCTATTATATTTAAAACTAGAGAATGGGAGGAGAAATGAATAACCAAAACACAGTAACAATGGAAGCAACCATTATGGATGTTAAAGGTCCTATGAATTCGAAGAACAATAAATCTTTTATGTTATATAGTTCTTCAATTGGAGATATATACCAATTTAGTGGACCTAACTTATCCGTGGGGAATACATACACCTTGGAATTAACCAGAAGTAATAAAGGATATTATTTTAATAATATCATTGATATGAAAGCGGGGGGTATTGCCCCGAATTATAATGTTACGCCAAAAAATCCTTTAAATCTTAATTACGTAAGTGTGGGAAAGGATATGCAAATTCTAATGCAATCTACATTTAAAACGGTGGCGGATATGGTGATTGCCTTGAGTAAGGGCGCCACTATAACTGATTTGGAACAACTTGTAGATGTTGCATATGACATAACTATCAAAGTAGTTAATAAATTTATGGGGAATAATGATAATTCTACTAGTAATACTGTTCCTAATACACCTCAATTACCTAGTACGACAACGCCATTTTTACCAAATACAAATGTATCAGGTATGCCTGTGTATCAGCCAATCAATGAGCAAGTAGAGGATATACCTTTAGAGGGACCTGCAACAACGATTTATAATCCTACAACGAATGTACCAGGCGCACCATTTTCCAATATGCAAAATGCGGCGATAGGTACCAATGAGGAGATACAAAAGAAGTTGCAGTCTTTAATAAATAGGCATATAACACCAACAAAATGAAATATAGCATTGTAATAGGGAACTCCTATTCTCAGGTATACCCTTCATTATCTCCTGAGATATTCAATAAAATAGACCTAGCCCTATCATATGATAGTGATGGGGCTAGGTTCACTACTATGTTTCAAAATGGCGGCTGGGATGGCAAAGTTCATTTATTTTATAAATCCCAAAAATTCCCTACAGGCTTATTAAATGATGTCATAAATATATTACGGGGAAGCCAAATAGAGTATGAATTAAAATACCCTACATTACCACCAACTTCGTTCCAGGATATTTCAGATTTGGAGAAATTACCTTACAAACCATGGCCTCACCAATTAGCGGCTATAAAACAAATAATGGGCTATAATCGAGGGCTAATCCAAATAGCGACTGGAGGTGGCAAGACGTATGTAATTGCGTTAACTTGTCGAATGATAAATACCAAGACATTGGTATTAACTCAAAAACTCGAATTATTGTATCAATTGCGAGAGTATATAGAAAAATATACCGGCGTGAAGGTAGGTATATTTGGCGATGGGAAATATGAACCTGGAGATATAACAGTAGCGATGATCCAAAGTCTATTAGCTGCGTATGGGGATATGAAAAAGGAAAAGATAAAACAGGATAGCGATGATACCGATGACGCCAAATCTTTAAAATTATTAGAGAATAAAGAGAATAGAGATAAAATATTTAAAGATTTGATACTTACACCTAAAATGGTTATAATTGATGAGTGTCATCATGTAGCTGCAAGAGGGGCCTACAAATTAATTCAGAAAATGAATTCCGCATTTTGGCGATATGGCTTTAGTGCAACTACATACGGATACAGGGCAGACAATAGGGATTGTTTTATTCGGGCGGGGATAGCTGACGTGATATATACGGCTACACCTCATGACCTTATAAAACAAGGATTATTGATACCTATAGAGATAATATTTGTGCATTATAATCATGGCAGATCTAAAGGGGCATCTAATTATAATTTATTTTATACTGATAAAGTTTCTACTAATCCAGAGCGGAATCTTTTAGCTATAAAAATAGCTAAAAAAATGGTAGAAAAAGGGTATCAAGTTTTAATTGCTGTCCAAAGAATTGCCCATGGCGATTTTTTGTTGGAGGGGTTAAAAAAAGTAATGGGTGAGGATAAAGTTATCTTTCTTAATGGATCAGAAGAATCTGATATGCGAAACAAATATTTGCATGATTTTAAAAATGGGTCCTTACCTATTTTAATATCTACTGTAATCAATGAAGGGGTAGATATTCCTTCATTAGCATGTATAATAAATGTTCGGGCGGAAGAAGCGAAGATATCCACAATTCAGTTAATTGGTCGGGCTATGCGCATACACCCAGGGAAGGCTATTAGTTATTATTTTGATATCTATGACTATAATATTAAATGGCTTACTTCTCATTCTAAAAAAAGAAAACAACATATACTTGAGGAAGGTTTTGCAATACAAGAAGTTCCTGCAGGTAATATAGAGGAATACGTAGAAAAAAATGTTAAGATTAGAATTCTACGGTGAGGGAGGTGGCATGATCGATAATGATTTAGAAATATTAGAGAATATAAAATCATGGAAGACTATAAATTGGTATAGATATATTACTCGTTGGTTGCAAGATAAGAAAATAATGTATATCCCAAAAGATAGAATAATTGATTATAGACTAATAAATACTTTTTTAAAACATATAAAGTTAAAAGGGTATAATGAATTAAAAGCTTACCATGATATCCCAAAAGCTATTGCCTGCTTGAGAAATTCAGAAACGTTGCATGACCTTAAATTTTTGATGTTATATATAAGATCACAATATGGTAGTATAAAAAGGGAATATAAGTATAAGGATACATCTGAAAAAGTTCAGAGTATATATAACAGGAATATGAAAAAGATGCTAGAAAAAATGAAGGAGGGAAAAAATGATGAAAAAGCAAATGGATATATCTAAAGTATTAATGGCTTTAGCTAATGATATTAATACTTTAGCAGTACAGCAGCAGGCGTTGATAGAGTTACTTATAGATAAGAAATCTTTTTCTGAAATTGAAATTCAGAAAAAGATTGGGGAGACGGTTGAAAAGATAAAGCAATCGTTAATGAAACAGAATATTCTGACCCCGGATGGCAGAATTATTACGCCTAAACCGACAGTAGAGGAAAAGAAAGAGGAAGAGACTGCCAAGGTTGTCGAATCGGAAGAGACTCCGGTTGAACCTCCTCCAGAGGAATTGAAAGAAATTCTTTCAATTCCTGAGGAAGAGATCAAAGAGGAAGACAAGTAATGAACATTAGTCCCAACTATTCCGTAAAGTTCAAGCAGAAAGACTATAAGCATTTTTATGATATTTATAGTTTAGATGGTAAATTAATTAAGGAAGATTTACCATCTGTTACTAAAATATTAGATTTTATAGGAGGTACAAAAGCCAAGAAATTACGGAAATGGGCGATTGAGCAAGCGGTTGAAGATTTTAAAAACAAAGTAATTGAGAAGATATCTAAAGATGGATATGCATCTGTTAAAGATATAGAGGCTATTGCCGCTAATGCTGGGACTACCCCAACTAATATTATGAAAACCGCTGGAGATGTAGGGACCAAGATTCACGAGTTAATTGACGCTTATATTATACATTCATTAAAAAATGAAATGTATTACCCTACACTTACGGTGGATACAGAAGTAGGATTCAACAATTTTTTAAAGATGTTAAAAAGGTATAATCTTACCTTTGTGTTGGCGGATACTGCAGTGGCCTCTAATAATTTCAATTATGGTGGTAGGTTGGATTCGCTAGCGTATATAAATAATACGCTAGCGATCTGTGATTGGAAAACGTCGAATGGGATATATCCAACCTATGAATTACAAATAGCGGCGTATGCTATAGCCTGTCATGAAACATTAAATATATTGCCTACTGAAGGGTATATATTTAGGTTTGACAAAACCAATCGTGAATTTGAAGTTAAAGCGATAAATATGGAAAAAGCAATTGAACTATGGCTATCATTGATTAAGTCTTACCAATTATATACCCAACTCTTTGGCGATTGATTTTCGCAGTGATTTTAAATACTCCGCAAGTTCTTTACGATCTATGTTGGTATTAGTTTTGAATGTATTATCAAAATCAAACAAACCAGTAGTAATCCAACTATAAATTTCTTGGAGTATTTCTTTCTTAAATGCAGATCTATTAACAAAAAAGCGGGTTATTTCTTTTCTGTTATTTATAACTATGCGAGGCATTACTATAGGTATAGCCGCTTGAATCAACAAGCTTATATACTCGGAGAAGTATATTTTCAATTTAGTAACTTTTTCATGATCTGGATCTCGAAGCGAATCCTTAAATTTCAGCAATATACTTATTAATCTTCCGGCGTCTTCAGTTTTGAATGCGTCAGACTGGATATACGTCATTATCATCCCAGGCGGATTAACCGTAGTATCGCAAACGAAAAATATTTTTTCAATTAAACGGTTATCTTCTTCAGACATTTTATACTCCGGGGTATGGGTTCCCGTGTATAGGATAGACGCGCTTCTCACATAGCCATTTAACATTGCCGATCCCTTTGTAGCTAATACTCTTCCTCTTGGCGATATATCGACAAAATCATTCCCAATTAAAAATACCTCATGATTTTTACGATAAGTATCTTCGTCAATACCTGCCTTAGCGGCTATAGTTGATGGTGATTTAGGGCCGGTTTCCAATACCTTAAGAATTTTTAAATCCACTTCATTTAATCCAGTAAGTGGATCTATTTTATTTTTGGATAAATATTCACAAAGAATGCTTTCAGTTATTTGTGGAATATTATTAACTATTGAATAATTCTTAAGATCTTGGATAAATGTTCTTAACACCCTTGGCACTCCTCTTGCGACTACGGCCAGCGTATTATAAGCCTTTGGAGTTATATCTAAATTAAATACAGTAGCCATCTTGTAAGCAATTTTTACAAGTTCGGGTATGGAGTATACCGGGAAGTTTAATTTATACACAAACCTATCGATTAATGGTTTTTCTATCTTAGACAACTCAGTTGTGGCGCCTATCACGCAGATAGGGGCTAACAAGAATTTGGTAGTGCTATCTAATAGCATAGAGTTATCTTCCATAATGGAATAGATTGCCTCAAGGATTTTCTTGTTTGTGCTATGGATCTCGTCTATAAATAGCACTGCGCCGGGTTCGGTTATCGGGATTAATATCTTAAGTTTATCCAAGCTATTCAAAGTAACACCTTCGAAAGTTATTAATGGGATATGGAATTCATTGGCAATAACTCTGGCCAGTGTTGTTTTCCCTGTCCCTGCCGGGCCATGTAATAGTATATGGCCCGGGATGGTGTTGTTCTTTTTGGAAGATATCATTATAGTATTTATCTTCTCATTTAATTCATAAGGCAAGACATAATTAGATAACGAATTTACGGAATAGGTATTGGTCATAACTCCTCCTAATTCATCCATTTCCCGGTTAAAATAAATGGGAATCCAATAACCAGGATGACTATTAGCAAAGCCAATGCTATAACTACAAATTCAATCATCCCTAGCCACCCACTATCTACGAAGGTCCAATGTATAATAGAATTTTCAGGGTTTTTGCTCTGGAGCTTCAAGGATATTAATGCCCTATGTTGGCAGCCTACAATTGCCATAGTTGAAATATACTGCCACCAGGCGGCAAGCAGGGTGAACATTACAACGGTAAGAATCCCACCTAAAGGCATACCTATTTTTATAAAGTAGCAGATCATCATTATCCCCGCGCCACCCATACAAGACAACATTAATCCAAAAAGCCCAAAGAAGAATAAGCCATAGATATGTATAGAGTTCCAGTCATTACTGAAAGACTGGGTAGAGAACATTGTCATTATTGGGGTTAGGTATGCCCCTGCGAGAAATGGGTATATTATATGGTCGAGTATGAATGTCATAACATCTCCTTTCCTTTTTCGGAATATTCTTTCAGGAATGCGACATAGCCATTCATTTTATCCATAACTTTCTGGGTTTCGATAGTAGCCCGTATTTGGGTGGACCATGTCGGTATGAGCCCGATAATTTTACTAATTATCGGGCCGGGGATATTCATAGGTGCTAATAATCTATATGCCTGCGCTATCAATATCCCGTTTAGATTATTTATATCTGTCCCTGTATTATTGTAGTATTTCAATACGGAATTGAGATGGCTCATTAATTTATTTGACATTTCCGAATATTCGGCAGGCAAAGAATTCAAGTAAGAAGGCAGGGTCTCTATTATTACCGGTTTTATCTCTGGTTGCGAGTAAGATAATGGCGCCTCTATTCTTGTGGTTCTGATGCTCGCTTCCACTTTTTCCCGCTCTCTTATCATTGAATCAAGCACAGGGATATCAGAAAGATAAAGACCCTCTCGTATTAATTCGTAGGTGAATCTTGGCTTTATACTGTTTCTAACATCTTCTATGCTCTTTGCTTTCATATAGACTATGTCTTTGTTAGGTTTGACTTTTAGCATTTTGTTTACAATACCACTAATCCATGCAAATACTACTCCTAATGCTAATGAGTTGAAGGTTATACCAAGGAGGAAGAAGAAGTAATCCAGAAAAAACGTACCATGGTCCCTTGACTTGTAACCCCAATCTCTAACTAGAGTAAACACGAATGTATCCATTCCCGGTTCACTCCAATACTTTCCTACAGTGATTACGACATATATACCTACAATAATATATAAGTATGTAACAATTCTCATAAACCTTGCAGGTTTATGAGAATTTAGGGGCAAAGATTTAGCAATAAAGGATGCAAGTAGACTAAGCATAACACCTCCTTTTTGTGTGATTTTTTTGATTAATAAGGTAGTTTTAACGACAAGAATGCAGAAGGAAGAATATATTTAACAAGATCGATAGAAGTAGACAGACAGCCAGAAAAGCGCTTAAAAGTTTTAATTTAAGTATTTTAAAAGACATGATATCCTCCTATTCCAATTCGGAATCCCAATGGCGATTGCATTTCCTGCAGCAATAAAATTTAGTTCGCAATTGGATTATATCATCATTTTTGGCCCCACAGTTAGGGCATTGAGTTTTGTTGATCCTTGCGTGGCTAAAGTTTGCTTTTCCTTTAATTAACATTCTCGGTATCCCCCGAGTAGGGATATGTTTTATTTTCATACTACCTCCTATTTGCAATTTTTCAGTATAGATAGAGAGAGTTTATCTTCATATCTTTGAAATTCTAAATAGAGCATATCATGAGCCAAATTAAACATTTCAAAATAGTTTTTTTCTTTTTTGGCTTTTTTGTATTTTTTGCGAAGTAATTTTTTTAATTCATTTGTTTTCATTTTTTCCTCCTTTATAAATTAAACTTCTTTCTAAAACCCACGGCTTTAGCCGTGGGCAGATTTAAGTCTTTCATATTCAGGTAAGCAGCATTTTTTAAATTTCTTACCACTCCCGCACCAGCAAGGATCATTTCTACCCGGCACCCAATGGAGTATTTCATTGGCTTGTTTCAGAAGCAAGTTAATATCTTCATCTGAAATTTGGTCATCTATAGTATTTAAAATGTCCTCGTCCCAATTATCTTTTATAAAATCATTTTCTTCCATGTTATTCCTCTATTATCTGTAGCTGTCATCTACCCACGGCTTTAGCCGTGGGTTAGGGACAAATATATTTTTTCTTCATTCATCGCGTTTATTCCAATAGACTTCCTTCAATTCATAATTAGAGATTTCTAATTCTTTAGCAAAATCTATGGCTTGCTGAAGACTATTAAACTTTCTGTCATTAATATAGTAGTGAGTACCTCCAGCCCATTTAGTAATAGTAATAATAGTTGGAGAGGGAAATTTAAGTTTATCTGAAACTTTTTCATCAATTCTTGTAAAAAACTTGTCTGGATTAAAAATAAATCCACCATTTCCATTTATATAGATTTTTTTATATTTATTTAAAACTTCTAATTTAGGTTTAAATATAACATTCATGAAATAATCTTTAATCTCTCCTATTGAGTATTTAACACGCACACTCTCAAGACCTTCATATGAAACAGTTTTAGAAGTGGATTTAGGATCGTTCTTCCCAGTTAAATAATCAAGACTGGTTTTTTCTTCCAACAGATATCTCATGGTAGTGGTAGGATGTTTGTTAGAGTTTAAATCTTTAATAAATAAAGGGAAATTCTTTTTTAAGTAATTATTATACCAATAAAATAATTCTTTTTTAGAGCTAATTTCTAAAAACCAAAAAACACAGTTTATATTCTCATCTTTAAATTTAACAAATTTATATTTCATAGGATCCTTTTTTACCTCCTTTAATAAACTTTTCTGTAGCAAATTCATCGTTAGATATTTGCCAGTAGTTTTTACTTATCTCTATACCTATAAAATTTCTTTTTAGTTCTTTAGCGACAATGCAAGTGGTTCCTGACCCTGAGAAGGGATCCAAGACAGTATCTCCTACATAGGACAACAAATTGATACAACTAGCCGCCAATTTCTTTGGGAAATTGGCTGGGGTTAAACCTTTTGGCACTGTACCTATATTCCATATACCTCTGGTTAAACTAACAAAATTTTCTTTATCAATAGTAGAAGTACCTTTATTTAATTTTTTCCATTGAGTTTTGTATAATATTAATATTCCTTCATAGGGGCAGGATATATATGGAGCGGAGGCGGATAGCCAGGATCCAAATGCTGTTTTTTTAGATAAAGTAATATCGGTCCATATAGCAATACTATGATGTTTAAATCCTATTTCTTTTACGGCTATCCAATTAAGGTCCATTAGTGGTGATTGGCGGGACATAGTATTATTTGATTTACCTGCTCCCTTTCCCAAGCTCAAGTAATGATTTAGACAAAATCTACCATCTTCTTTTAATACCCGGTATAATTCTTTCATCCATTGCCGGCACCAATTATAATAGTCATCCCATGACATATTGTCATTCCAGCTATCGTATTCTATACCTAAATTATAGGGTGGGGATGTAACTACAAGGTCTATGGAATTGTCAGGTATTTGTTGGAGAAAATCGACGCAATCTGCGTTATGGATTTTGTTCAATATATCTCTTAATTCAGGCATATCAATACAATATTTTCCTATCGTTCAAAGGATTGGGAATAGCTATAACTTTATATTTAAGTTTATTCTTTTTAGCAAAATTAGCATCAAGGCATCTTTCAGCGCCGTAGTGGGTAGTATGCAAATGGTTACATGGGATCCATTTGCCTTTGCATTTATATATTAATTTATATTTTGTTTTCTTATAGATATGCATTATTTTAATTCGCCACCTGCGAGATTCCTCGCAGATGGCGAGCAAATGAACTCCAATTATTTTTTTACAGTGGAATGTCTTTCTTCTATTACAGTGACATTATCTTCATCTTCTGTTGTTTGCTGTCTTTTAGCGACAACAACAGAAGGAGGGGTAGCGTTCGTTGTATTTTTAGATCCTGCCACAATTGTTGTTACCTTAGGTTTATTCACTAAAGTATACGTTATAGTATACTTTAGTGGTGAGGAAGTATGAACGAATTCCTCAATCGCCCGATTGCACACTAGTAATAACTTTGCGGCTTCTTTTGTTAAGGTTATAGTTGTATCTTTCTCAGAAATGATTATCTCATTATCTTTAAAAGAGACTTCTATTTTTCTGGTTGTTTGTGTATTTTTTTCTGCCATTAATTCCTCCCGGGATTTAATATTAAAAAAATATTACAAAATTTTTGCAACATTTGTCAAGTATTTTTTTTGTCTATATTAGAATCATTTAATGAATCGATGATTTTAGGTGGTGGGGGTAATACAGGGTCTATAGTGGATTCGAATATTGCTTCAGGGATTTCATTAAAGTGGAGCAAATTATTTAATTCTTTAACTGACTGTTGAGGCAGTTTAATATTCTTTTGGATATTATTAATCGCCTCGCTGGCCATAGTAGTCATTCCGCCTATTGCCGCCATAATTTCTCTATGCAGGGTACCCATTTTAATTAAGTTTGATCTTGAGTATTGGGTGGTACTCTCTTTATAATTGACATCCAATCCAAATTTTTTAACCATTTTAACTTTATCGACATCCTTCATAATATCCGCGGTAGCGATTCTGCGGGCCAATCTAAGTCCTACGGTTAATAATTTTTGGTAATATTCGGTATGGTCGTATAATTTCAGTGCCATTTTATATGCCCGCATAGTTCCTTTAATGAACCCGTAAGCACGCAGGCCGTAGCGTTGGGCTAGTAGTGTAAGCATTTCATGCAAAAGGAATGACAATTTGCGATAGCCTTCTTCTTCTAGAACTAGCGCCTCGCACATTAGGAACGCCGCATGTTTGCAGAACATGGTATACCTATATTTATAAGGAACCATATTATATATTGTTTTCTTTTTCTGGATTCCCAAAGGTTCTTCTTCCTCTTCGAAATCCTCGAATATATTATTAATAGCGAGGTAATTGACCATTGGTTCCCTGGTAGGTAGGATAGCGGTATTAAATTTTTCGTTGATAATAGTTTCTATATATCCTAATCTTGCGAGTGGGCGAGCGACATTAATATCGTCTAATATTTTTATACGGACCCTGCCGTATTTAAATACGGTAACGAAATCCCCTTCTTTAATTGAGGTATATACTTTTATAGGGATACCTTCAATTAAATAATCCTTTCTCTTTCTCCCGAAGGCGACATCTTTGATGTCGTCTTCGGTGAGGTTTTTATGGAATGGGTCGGTATTTTCTGGTTCCATTTTTTTTTAAATTTTTATTTTATATTCCTTTTTGAGCAAATTAATTTCTTTTTTCCAAGATTTTATTAAAGATTTATCTAATTTTATTTTATCTTTTAGAGCTTCTATTTCTCTTAAAGTATTTTGTATGTTTTCTTTTAGCATAGCGATTTTTCTATCCACAATTAATCTATCATGTTTTTTAAATATCTTCTTATCCCCGGTGCCGATCACTTCGATAGAATGGTATTCATACACTTTACCGTCGCATTTGACGGAGTATTCCTGTTGCCCTCTTACGATGGTTATAGTAACCACCTGCCCGGTTTTTTCTTTACCCTCCCGGGTTTTAAATTTAACTATATCCCCTATATTATATACCCCTTTATTGTCTGATTTGTTTGGGGTATCTACTTCAAAGTAGATAGGGTTACCTTCATTGTTTACGTTATTCATTTATTTTTTCCTCCTTTATTTTTTTCGCAGGTATCATCATTATAAATTAAACTCCTTCTAAAACCCACGGTTTTAACCGTGGGATACAGAAGGATAAAGAACATATACAAATATTAGCATTATTAAAAAATAGTTGTCAAGTCAAAAAAATAAATGACAATAAAGGGGATTATATAATAGGTATGATAAGAATAACCTACCACTGTAACCTAAAAGGAAATAAAGAGAAACTAGCGTTTCTGGAACAACAATATAAATATGTTCAAATAATAGCTAGATATTACCTTTGGTATATTAAGTCAACTAAAGAGTATAGGAAATCAGAAATACATAAAGCTACATACGAAAAAATAAGAACTAAGTATCCATTTCTGTATTCTAAATTAATACAACATATAAGGGATAAGGTTCTAAGTTCTGTTAAAGCTAAGAAGTTGTATAAAATCAAAAAATTAAATTTTCCTTTAATTTTTGATTATCAAAATTTTAACATAGAATTTAAAGAAGGTTATTATAATGCATGGATAAGATTGTGTAAAAATAATTATCCCCTAGAAGGTTTAAGAACTATAAATAAATTAAAAGAAATTATTTCAATAAAAGAAATCCAAATAAAGAAGATAAATAAAGATTGGAGAATATACTTCATTTGTGAAGTAAAAGAAAATAATAATGTTAAGGGAAATCAAAGGTTAGGTATAGATATCAACATAAAAAATATAACCCTTTCAAATAATAAAAGATTCAATTTAAAGCAATATGTACATAAGAAAATAGAATACCAAAAACATAAACAAAAAGATAAAATAATAAGATACTCTAAAGATTTCTTCCATAAGTTGACTTCTGAGTTGGTTAAGTATCTAATAGAAATGGGAGGTTCTCAAATTATATTAGAGAACCTAACTAATATCAGGAAGTCAAGTTCTAGAAAAGAAGGAACATCTAAAGGGAAAAATATAAATTATCTAATCAATAATGTATTTCCCTATAAAATGTTTCAAAGTTTTCTAGAGTACAAGTGTAAGTTAAATGGGATAGAAGTTAAATATATCAATCCAAGGAATACTAGTAAGACTTGTAATCAATGTGGATCCCCAGATACTAATAGACCTAAACAAAGTCTATTAATATGTAATACTTGTGGAAGAAGATTAAACGCAGATTTAAATGGAGCTAAAAACATCTTGAAGTTTTCACTTCAAGATGGGTCGCCGAGTCGTTCCGACCCGTCTGAACTCCTTAAACATCAGACAAGCCCATCGGCTTTAGCCAGGGGGTAGATGACCTCGCTGAAATTCATACGATATTTATTCGTATTTTTTTCTATATTTATCTTTTTCATTTTACTTTTCATATTTCCTCCTATTCTATTTTTGTTAATAAAAATTTACCTCCGCCTAATTTTTCACATTTAGGTAACCTCTTCATAGACTTACCTAAACTTTCCATAAACAATCCACAAAAGTATCCATCCTCTACATCTATATCCCTACAATAATGACAATATTTACAACCACCTTTAGGTATTACTATTATCGCTTCGGTTAATTCTATTTTTTTATTTTTCACCTCTTCCTCCCATTTTTCGTGTGCATTCTTTACAAATGAATCTTCTCATAGGCATTAAGGATGCCGTATCATTTTCTTTAATCGCTTGCCTTATTTCTCTTTTAGTAAGTTCCCAATCCTGGTAGTATATATCTTTAATAGGGAATATCCTTTTTCTTCCGATATGGTTCGTTCCTTCGCATGCCAGGGACTTCGGCGGTTTAACTTTTTTGCCGGTATATTCGCTTATCCAACTTATTTCTATTGCCGGTCTAATCTTTCCCCATCGACCTTTTGAAGCCCTGTAAATATGTAAAATTGGTTTCTGCATAACCTCCTCCTCCCAAACCAGCCCGAGAATTTTTTTCTCGGGCTGGGTGGTGGGTTTGATCCATTTTACTAAAAAGCGAACCCCTTTGTCAAATATTATTTTTTCTCAGATAGAATCTCCACTATCTTTTTGTATATCATAACTCTTCTTTCTTTTCTGGATTCTTCCGGGCAGCCGTATATCTCCCTATATCCACAAACCATTCTTTAACCGCCCCGGAATTTGAATACCCTTTCCCTACCGTATAGGTTCCAGGATACGGCATTTGTACTTCAAACATTCTTGACAAAACACATGTACTTTCTTGTGATACCTTCGGTCATATACCAGCATAAGCCTCTCCTCCCCCTTTTAAAATCGCTTTATAGCCCTTTTTTATCCCTGGATGGCTACACCTACCATCCTGCCCTAAATCTTTTAACCAGCGCAATCCTTACCCCACTGCCGTTTATTTTTAATATTATCTAGTTACCACTACGATCAGTATTTTGTTCTACTTTACTTTATAATTATATTACTATATTATTATATTATTATATTATTATATTATTATATTATTATATTATTATATTATTTATTTTTTTTATTGT